GTTCTTGCCAGAAGGCGCTTGGGACCAAGGGTTCACCTCCAGGGTAATCATGGTCTTCAGCGATGAGCGGATCGTAGGAGACGACTTCGCTGCGCAACAACGCGAGTTATCCGCCGACCTACTCGCAGACCTCAAGCACATTAACACCCTTACTGGAGAGGTAAGGGTTACCGAAGACTACCGCACCCTCGTCAACCAATGGAGAGCCCTAGGTGAACCGCCTGTCCCAACTCATCCAAAACTTATCCACTACGCGACCCGTCGCCGTGCTCATCTTTACAAGCTATCTATTATTAGTGCTATTGATCGGAGTGATCTGCTTCTACTTACTCGTGATGACTTTAACAGAGCTATGAATTGGTTGGCTGAGGCGGAGGCGTATATGCCAGACCTGTTCAAGGCTGGGGCGGCAGGGTCAGACGCAAAGGCGATGGATGAAATCTATCACTTCGTTATGGTCAGTGGTAAAACCCCAGAACACAAGCTCTTGAACTTCGCAAGAGAAAGAGTACCCGCACATTCCGTTATGCGGGTACTCGATATTATGGAACGGTCAGCTATGATCAAAGTCTCCCACACCGACAAAGCCGGAGCTAGGGTGTGGGAAGCAGTTATCCGTGGATAGGCGCTCCAAAGGCATGCCAACCCAAGAGTAACAGCAAGATGAACAGCAACAATGGGGGGTGCCCAAGCGGGTCCCCAAGACTGTCCAGGCCAACCCATTACCAGCCAGAGTAGCATCAAGATATAGAACGCAAGACCGAGAGACATAGTTTCCTCCTATTTGTTCTCAGCGAATCCATAGTTCTTCAATTCCAGACGGATGATTCGATCTCCGTGCTTCTGGAACTTATCATCATCCTCGCGGCGGTGCTTGTCCATCTCAATATAGATCATACGCTCTAGGGACCGGAACTTGCTTGACAACCAGAGCGTCATGGACACAATTGATGTAGTCCATAGAATAGCGAAGCCTATCACCGCAAGGATGAGATTGGCCGTGTCGTACAAGTGTTGCTCAGCCACCACCGCTAGAGCCTACGTCTGAGGCGTGGGTCATCCACCGAAGCTCTTCTTCGGTAGTCATCTTGTGGGGCAGGAACATTTTCATAGAGAGTAGTTCTGCCGCATCGGCGCTATTGGGCCAAATCTGCTTGGCGATCTTCAAGATCACAGCATAAGCGGCTGGATACTTCTCGATCAGGTATACCACAAGCTGTGCACCTGTTTCGATACCTGCAATCGCGCTAGCTGAAACCGAGACCCCCATCAACGAGAGTATTTCTGGTAAGAGTAGGGCGATCATGACACTACCCCTACGTTGGAGGGAGCGTTGATGATTTGGCTAGGTGCTACGTTCGGCACAGGACCTACTGAAGTCCTAACTGCTGCGACTAAGGGACAGAGTTGGTTAGTGATCGACACGTTTAGCGCCAGCACATTCGACACCTTCGCCGCACCAGCGTTATTAGGCGCGACGATGTTGAGAACATTGGTTAGGACCCCTGAGGCCGGGGTGATAACCGGCGAACATTCTGCAGTCACCAAGATATTCGCTATCATCAAGATGTCCCTACCGATAATAGGGGCATAGGTCCCAACCCAAGTGTTGACCTTAGCGAGGTCCGCTGAGAACTTAGCGCAGCCGCTAAGAGTGAAGGCTACGAGAACTATCGTGAGAAGCTTTCTCATTGTTTCACCACCTTCACGTCGTCACTGCTCATGACTTTGGGATTGGGAGTTGCGTTAGCGATCTCAGGGGTGGTAACCACTGTAGTTCCAGGTTGGCTAGCCACAGTGTTAACCTGATGCTTCACACTCGCGGACCAAGCTGCGTAGGCGGCAGATAGGCCGATCATCACCGGGCCTAACGCTGTAGCGAAAGCCCCGATAGCGGTTCCGAGATTCACCGTAGCATCCAGCAGAGCCTGAAACTGCGCTGGGCTAATGTGGATAACACCTAAGGTGAGGATGATTCCGCCTACCCCGCTAGCTACGTTACGAAACGCGGCTAGCTGCGGAGGGGATAGTGAGTTCGAGATTTTACCAAGGATACTCATGATAGCTCCTATGTTAGCGCGCGACCAATGCCAGCCATAACCTTGGCCCTGACATTTAGATCGTATTGAATGTAGGGATGAGAGTCAGACTCAGCATCCAGGACTAGCTTAGTTGTAGCATTTCCTGGCGCCAATGTCAACTCGCGGAAGCCTAGGCCACCGGTTTCGAACCAGTAGGGATTGTAGACGCAGAGAGCTTCCTTCACATTGGACCAAAGGGGGCTTGTAGGATAGTAGACTGAAGGCTGTAGCGCAAACAGATACTTGATAGGCCTACCTGCTTTGGCAGCGATAATAGAAGTGTTATCTGCACCCCAGCTGTAACCTCCTACGATCAGGTCCCAACCTTGATACTCAGTGCGAAGCATCTCGATGATGCCTGAGAGGCGCCCGCCGTTGTAGGTTAGAACTGTAACCTGCGGATACTTCAGCTTGATCGCCTTCTGCAACTCAACCATTCCGCCTGAGGTCCACTTGTCCCCTAACCCGAAACCGATAAGGCAGAGGGTACTCATTCCGTCACCGCCATCTTCAAGCAAGCTTTCTTACAATCGATGGTCCGCTCAGTCCAGCCTTTGCCGAAGTACCGGAAGGTATGGAGGGAGCGATAGAACGCGAGCCGCTTGCTGGCGTAGGCGGTAATGAGTTCTACGGGATCGGCGTCAGCGATAGCCTGGAGGGTAATCAATCCAATGTGTCCATCGTCCTTCACACCTAAGGCGCGTTGCAGAAGGATGGTCGCCCTTGAAGGCCCGGAGTTCACAGCCATATCGAAGAAGCAGAGGTCTACGCCAGCAGGTAGCTGTGGACACCAAGGATCCCAATACTGATGACGGTAGATGTCCGCGATCTCAGCGTCGGTAGCTTCCCAGACATCGTGGGTAGGTTCGCCTTTCCTGCGACGATAGGCGTTGTATTCGCGCTGAATCACTCCCCGGCTAGTGCGGCCACCAGGATCATGCGGATCGTCATCGTTACCTCCCTCATACTTCAGGATGTAAGGTAGGCATACGTCGAATCTGTCTGTCATACTACTTTCCCTTCATCTGTTGCACATATTCGTTCAGCGACTGCGAGTGCCCCTTAGTATGTCCATAGCGTAGACCAGTAGCCACGCTCCACGGACCCTTTGGCTTCTCATGTCCTTGGAAGTAGTTGGTGAGGTACTCTACTATCTTCCCTTCTTGGTTATTTGTCAATCCGTTTAGAAGTCCATTCAAAGCTATAACATCGTGGAAGACCTTACCCGCACTAGCCTTGTCAGTGATCTTACCTTTACCTATGTCATGGGCCACGTTGGTGATTGAACTCATAGCAGTAGAGATCAATCCTGCCTCTCCACCACGACCACCTAGTAGACCGTGAGCAAAGTCGCGGACACCAACAAGGGAGGAGCTAAGACCTAGGCCCAAGGTCTTTGCGGCTTTCACTCCCCAGGACTCCTTGTCATTGTTCGAGTAGGGCGTGACTAACTCCTCAATCAATGCTGGGATAATCAAATACCCAACAAGCATACGCGTAGGTACCACTCCCGCCTTCAATGCTTCAGCGTAGTCTCCCTGCTTCGCCATTCCCATAGCGTCCTTATACCTCCACGCGATCTCGTATTGCTTCTGCTGCATGTGATTGAAGAACCCATAGAGGGAAGTGAACCATTGGCCTAGAGGATTGGCGCGCATTATCGAAGGTCGATTGGTAAGCACTGAGGACCCATGAGCCTGTCGTACAGCCATGTCAGCCTGTTCGATAGCGGAGCCCTTGTCCATGCCTTCAGCAACGAGCTTCTTATACTGCGCGAGCCATGTGGGGACCGAAGACAACAAGTCACTGATAGAGACTGGCGTAGCACCAGCCGCTATGTGGATGTCGCGGAAGGAGTCAAAGTTAGATTGTGCCCCACGCAGCTTTAGCTCTTGTCCGTGGCCCTCAATCAACTCGGTGAAGTTCCGCATACGGCGTTGGAGTTCCATACTGTTATCCATCGCCATTCGCCAGTTAGACTTGTTACCTTCTTCGGAACCTTGCATCAGCGTGGCGAACTCGCGGGACCAATTCACAATCCCAACCTGCTGCATAGAGTTTACCAAGGCAGTAGTACCATGCTTCATAACCGTGCCAGGGTTGAAACCAATAAGCCCTGCAATCAGGTTCTGACGGTAGTACTCCAACGACTGCCCTTGCAACTGTTCAGTAAACGATTTGAAGTTAGCTGCGCCAGCCATATCAGTTAGGAAAGACATCATCTCTTCGGCTTGGTGACGGCCGTAATGGGCGATCACTGTCCGCTTGAACTCAGGATCGCGAAAGACCTTCGACACCTGCTGAACCGCTGGGCGCATAGCGATGTCATGGATCATCTGCTTCATGCGTTGGGGAATGATGTCCATATTGAGTTCGACCGGCGCGACGTATCCAGTACGCTGCTTAGTATAGCCTTGGGGAGTCGTAGCCTTGTAATATGCACTAGCCTCTGTCTCCCCACCAAGTAGCTTCTTACTCTTACCCGGCCTATACGCGTCGTACTTAACAGGGTTATACCAACCTTCGTTGACGTCACCATGTGGGTTGGTGAATGGTTCAAGCGGAAGTTTCTGGATGCCCACGTCGCTAGTCTTGTAAGACATCTCATCGGCCATGCTGAATAGATCATCAAACACATGGCCCACCTTCTGCATTGTACCCCAGTCTTCCTTGGAAGTGTTACGCTTCAACCAAGCATCAGCGATGTCAGGCTCAACACCATAACCCTTGAGAAGCTTCTCCCAACTGGACTTGTTTCCGCGATAGGCGAGTATCCCCATCACGTTCCTCTTCCGCATAGGCAACAACTGACCCGTAATAGGATCATGCCAAATCGAATTGTCAACCTGTTTATCCATGTACTCGCGGGTTAGGTTGATCCCGGCGTCGTCAAGCTTCTTCTGGAACTGCTTAAGCAGACGGTCCTTATAGTTCGAAGCGCTGGTGAAGGGATAGATTAGGTACTTATGAAAGACCCCATTAGGATCGCCTTTGTCGAAGCGGTTAGCCATAGACTCAATATTGATAGCACTCCACCACCACGACTTCGCCTGTTCAGCGCGGGTGTTAAGCTTGCGGTCGTAGGGATACACCTTAGCAGGACCTATGTCCCTAATCTGCTCTAACATCTCCTTCTTAACATCCGCCCACTCAGCGGCCTCGCCTTGGTGATAGACCTTCTTGTCTTCACGCCCGTACTTTTCAATAGCCTTCACGGAGTCTCGGACTTGGCGGAACTCTTGAACAGTAAGGTCGTCGTATTGCTTCTTGAAGTTCTCATCAAGCATGAAGTCTGGGACGTGTAAGTCTTGTAGCTCACTTTGACTTTTGTCTTCCACAAACTCCTTGAAGCTGTTGTAACCTTCCTTACTAAGGTCGCGTTGGATAGCGTCAAGGTCGCGAGTAGTGCGTTTGCCAATGCGAGTGAGCATAGTCTGGATAGCGTTAGAGTACTCGGGCGAGATGTTCTTATTAGGCTTCCCAAGTGTCTTAGCCTTCTTGTCAAAGGCAGCCTTCTCCTTCTCTAACTTGATAGCTTCGCGAGCCATCATAGTGCTAACCTCTCCGCGCTGCGACTCGCGAAAGGCATCCGCGAACTTGCCATCAAGGAGATGTATTTCAGCTTGTCTATGAGCCTTACCAGCTTCGGCCAGGTTCTTATTGGAGTCTACATCGCCGTTGATCTTATCTGCGAAGAGCTTCTGAACTCCAGACTTAATCTGGTCTTTGGTGAGAGGGTACTGTGCGCTGTCAGGTTTAACGCCGGCACGTTCAGCAGCGGCCAAGACTTGTTCGTGTAGAAGGTTCTCTTGAGTTTCAGACAGAGCCTGATCCTTCGCTTCATCCAGAATATTCTTCTCTAGATCTCCATACTTACTCTGCATCCTACGCTCAGTCTCAGCGTCGATCAGACGCCGCTTGAATAGCTCTGGGCGCATGCCACTCTGTTTGATCTGGTCGTTGTAAGCTGCAAGGTGCGCCACCATCGAATCGCCGGTTTGATAGCCGAAGGAGCTAGCCATATCGTCAGCAGAGATACCGTCTTCCGAAAAGTATTCTTTAGGGAGACCCTTCCGCTGTTCTGGAGTAAGGCTATCAGGATCAAGCTTTGTACTAAGACTCTTATCCCGCAGGAACGTATCAGCCATAACATCAGGCCTAGCGTTCACATCATCCGCAGCCTGCTTGCGTTCTTCTACAGTGTTCCGCTTCCATTCATCAGTCTGCTTCTTCCTTTGTTCCTTCTCGGCGCGGGTCTTAGCTGCGGCTAGATCTTCGGCGTTGCGTTTCGCAATCAGCTCTTCGTAGTGGGCAAGTTGGTCTTTCGTCATCCCTATCGAAGCAGCCTTCTCGAACGGGTCGCGTTCGTCCATAGGAGTCGTAGAGCGTTTAGCTTCGCGCTTAGCCTTCGCGTCCGCCACGAACTGCTTGTTGAACGCCTCGATCTCCTTGCCCATATGCAGAGCAGCATCAAGCATGGTATCGCCAATACTACGCCCAAGCATCTTCTCAATAAGGTTCTTTACAAGCTTACGAATACCATCCCAGACTGTGAACTTGCCTTTGCCTAAACCAATCTCTGCCGCGAGTTCTGGAGATAAAGGAATCTTCGCCAGTTGAAACTGCAACTCCTGCTTCGAGTACGCCTCAGACATGAACTCATCTGCATTCTGCCAAGCATAAGATACACGGTCACTGGCGGCAGGGTCTACCTTATCAAGGAAGGCTTTGGTTACGTCAAGGAGTTTATTGGTTTTGTTGAAGATGCCTTCATCTCTGGCAAGAGCTTCAAGAGTAAAGGCATGCACCGCTTCATGAAACATAACATACGACATCATCCTAGGATGAGCAACTATATTCTCTGAAATCGCAATCTGGCGTATTTTAGGTATGAATAATCCAGCAGTCTCTCCATCACCTGCTTGAGGATGATCGACACGTGCGAGCCTATCAACATCAGCTTGAGACATGATCTTAACCGGCACCTGCCCAACCATTTCGCTAAGCTTGGCGCCGACGAGATCATAAAGCTGTCGCGAGAGCGGGGAGAGATGATCACGCTTAATGAACTGAAGCCCTTCTTTAGTTAAGAAGGATGCCCTTGGTTTTACTACAACATCACCGTGCATAACAGGCGAACCGCCTGGCTTGGCTGTGGTAGGGAGTATCTCCTCACGCTTCTCAAGATACTTCTCAAAGCCTGAGGAAGCCGGAAAGGCCGCTTGGCGAATGGTGTCTACGGCTTGTTGAGTTGCGTCTTCAGGCGGGTGTTTCCATTCATTGACCTTCTTGGTCGCTGCGTCACGGATCGCCCTGAGCCTTTCCCCCTCATCTAATGAGGCTTCAAGTGCTTGCTTATCCCCACTGTCTCTAATGTCACCAACCGTTTTCCCTTGCTCGTGATAGGCGTCATTTGCCGCCTTCTCTTCTTCAAGAAGCTTGGTGAACTCGGGATGATCACCTGATACGTCCATCTTTGAAACATCGGCATCTGTGTATTCAGGCTTCAGCTCCTTCGCCTCCTCCTTCGTCAACCCTTCAGGCCTGACTCGAATATGATCATGAAGCTCTTTGGCCACTTCAGGATCAGCCTTTGCCAACCACTCAGATAGCGGAACCCGAACATCCCCACCAGTCTGTTTAGCCTCTTCTAACTGCTCGGCGAGGTCAGGAACCATATGCCCTAGAATACCATCTTCTGGCGAAGGTACCTTATCACCATACAGCTTCGCTACTGCATCGCCGGAGATCCCTATACTAGCATCCGTATGCTGCTCCACAAACCCAGCAAACATATCTGGGTTCCGCTCATGGGTCTTGGAAGCTTGGGATTCCTTGAAGGCTTTGTCGAGGTTCTTCAAATCATTCTTCGATTGTTCCTTATGCACCTTATCTATAAGCTCATGCACACCTACAGGTGGAACCACGCCAGACTCAGCATAGGGACGGGCCTTCTGTAAGGCTTCGCCTAGCTTGGCGTTGTGACCTAGCACCGAAGAAATCATTTCACCTAGCGGCCCCAACGACGCCATCAACCCTGGGTCCTGTACCGCCTGTGCTATCGTGTCCGCAATCTGTGGCCCACGCTCGTCGCCTGTAAGTTGCTTATAGGCTTCACCACCAGCGCCTAAAGCGCCGAAGACAACGCCACTGAGTAGTCTGAATCCGGCTTCGAAGGGATCACTGACGCCAGTAAGTGTAGCGGCCCAACTCGCGGCGATAGGGTGAGCGTCTACTTGATCGGGGTCGTTGTAGTCTATCCCAGCCCAACCACCGAGGCGACCTTCGCCTAAGCCAGACTTAAAGGCTTCAACACCAGCCCCCATGACCGACTTACCAAACTCGCGACTAGGACCCCAAGACCCGAGCTTGCCTAGTGATTGTGACACCGCGTCTAGCTGCCCGTAGTCGTCGTTGGATAACTTCGCGGCCATTGGGTGAGACATCACATAGTCTTGGATCTGCGGATTACCTTTGATTATATTCCCAGCTAGGGCAGCCTTATGCTTTTGCTGAAAGCCTTCAAGGTCGCCTGAGATAGTCGTAGGCGGAACGCCAGTAGCTTCGCCTAGTTCGATTGCTCGTTGAGCATCATCTGGGCTGTCGTTGACAGTAGAAACCGCCTGCGACTGCGCTGCTTGAGTGCGCCGCGATAGCCCATCCATGATGTCTACAACATCACTCATTTGCTAGCCTCATCTTTGGCTACAGTGCCGCCGTAGAGCTTCTGGTATTGTTGACGAGTGAACTCTCGGCGGATTTGTTCGTCTGTAGGTACTGGTTCGCCGGGGTGTCGCCCGGGCCACTGCGTCTTGACCTTCTCTAACAACTCGTCTGGAACCGGCGACTCGAATTGCTTCTGGCTTGATTGCCACCAGTGAGTGTTTTGTTCTTGAAGCAGGCGGGTCCCCATCTGTTGTTGTTCTTCTAGGGTAGGTTGGCGGCCAGCATGGTTGTCTTGGAAATCTGTTAGAGCGTCTTGTAGCGCGCCTAAGAATTGATCGTGTTGTTCTGCATTGGCGGTAGTGCGAGTGCCTAAACCAGCAGGGCCCAAGATCGGCTGTAGGTTCTTCATTATCTTCGCGGTTCGCGGATCGCTCCAAGACTCTGCCTTCATCTTGTTCTGGCGTTCGATCAAAGTCTTCTTCTCGGAGTTAGGAATGTGTTGTTCAGAAGCCATGCGGGTATTCAAGAACTCTTCCCTAGCATCATCGTTGCTACTACGAGACATTCCATCTAACCGCTGAAAGCGGTTTAGCCCTTCTGAAGTCCAAGCTTGATCGCCCTTCGCGTTCTGCCGCATCTCGGCCAGGAACGGCTTCTGCTTAATCGGGTCCATGTGATCCCAGGCGTCAGCGACCTTGGGGTCAGTAGCGCGGAGTTCATCTGGGTTGGTAGGTAAGGTTCCACCGTGGCCACCGACGATGGCAGCTTGGATAGTGTTGCCGTTGAAGTAGTCTTGGTTGGACTTGAACTGCTTCTGTTGGTTAAAGTCAGCAATGGTGCGAGAGACATAGGCGTCTTTGACCCTAGCGTTGCCGGGAGCATCCTTATTAGCTTGGGCCTCGGCCCTATCTGCAAGGTTGGCTTCGGTTGGTTCGCGTTGCTTCAGTGCGATCTGGGGAGGGTTGGATGAGAGTTGGATGTGCACTGGATCTAAAGAGAAGTTTCTTCCTGTGAGAAACTCTAGTCCATACTTCTCCGCATTGTTATGGAGATAGTCTAGTACTGGTCCAGGTCGAATGTCAGCAGCTTGGCCTAGTTGGTGCCTCGACTGGCCAGGAGGTGCTGCAAGACCGCCCTTAGCTCCTGGAAGGTAGGTTACTCCTTCGTAGGTAATAGGATGCTGAACGTAGTTAGCAAAGTATTGCGCCTGTCGCTTAGGATCGCGGAAGAGGTCGGTGATCTCTGCCCGCGATCCCGTAGCCTTCTCTGCATCCATCACGGCGGATTGTAACCTATCCGCGAATACAGGATGTAGGCCTCCGCCATCTAGGCCTTTACCACGATCTTCCAAGAACTTGGCTGGTGACTTAGCTTCGTCGATAATGGTGCGGGCGGCAGAGCGGGCGCCGGTGCTAGCTAGTTCGCTTTCAACTTTGTTAGTGACCTTGTCGAGGTCGTTGGAGTGTAGTTGGTGTTTGGATACTGCATCGTCTAGCAATGCCTTAGCGCGTACGGGTTCAGTAGTAGATATGCCGTCAATGCGATTCGCAATAGCCTTACTCGTAGCTTCGAAGACCTTCTGTTCAGCTTGGTCAGGCGAAGCCCCGCCAACATCAAGCTGGGTATCGCGAACCTGCTTCGCTATCCCCGGAAGGGTAACCTCATTGAACTCTTTATCGTCTTTGACGTAGCGCGCGCTGTCTTGTAAGGAAGCTACCTTGGCGCTGGAGGCACCCTTGGCGTATTCCTTATTCTCAGTCGCAGCGTGGCCAGCAGCGTTGAAGCCTAAGCGTGCGACCTGCTGCATAAGCGTAGAGTTAACCTGCTTAGCTACGGTTGGGTTGGAAGCTTGTCCTACGATGTCTGTTCGAACTTCATTGGAGTCTTTCATCAGCGGTTGATAGCCGTCTACAGCTTGTCTACCTTGACTCGCGCCGTACTGAGCGTGGAGATCCCCAAGGCGAGAGATACCTTGCGCCTCTAAGGTATCCTTCTCCGCCGAGTTGTTAAGCTCCTGCATCGCGACAGCGCGGGAGAATAGCTCGTTGCCGACGTGTTCGCCTACGTTGCCGAGATGCTGAACAGCTTCGGCGATGTTTGTGCCAAAGGCAGCACCTGGAGTATTGACCTGAGTGCGCGGAGTTGGCTGCCCGGTTAGCGCGTCTTGGGGAATAGGATTGTATGGTACGTTAGCCATTCCACAGTCCTATCTGGTTGCCTTGGAGCCATTTACTCGAAACCGAGCCAGCGGAGCCTATGATAGAGCTGAACGCGCCGATGTCACCTGCTGTCGTAGCGTTCTTCGCTGCGGCGAGATCAGCCCCTGCCTGTGCGGTGTCTTGGGCAGACTCAACCTCGAAGCCGTAGGCCTTGCGACCGGCGTTGGTGCGGATAGTGCTTTGATCTACCATTCCAACAGCTTGTTGGCTATCCCTAACCTGACTTGGACTTCCGCTATTCACATCTAGATTGCTGGCCCCTTGCGCGGTCTTCTGTTGTCCTATCTGAAACCTCGTCTTCTGCCCTGACTGGAAGGACTGCGACTCACCAGACTGAATCGCGTATTCCGCATTCTGCTTCGCGACCTTCGCGTTCATCGTGGCGATGCCAGCTTGGTACTTATACATCGCAGATTGCGACGAGCCACCCATGATAGAGCCGAGGGCACCTGTCAATCCGCCCATTAAGCTAGAGCCCATCCCCAGCATGCCAATCATCGGTGCAGCCATTTACTTAGCCCTTATAAAGAATGGGATTAGCTTCCCTTGAGGTTCGCCAAAGGTAGCGCCGAGGCAACGCAGCCAACGGATAGACTTTGGCGCAGCAGGGTCGGCTACGCCAGTGATTAGCGGATATTCTTTCAACATGTCTTCAATCGCGCGTTGAGAGCAGCGCCAGAATAGAAACTCGTTGCCTTCGATTAGCTTCGTAGTGTAGAGCCATAGATGGGCCTGCGAAGATAACAAGGTAGGAGGGATAAGGCCCCACGCACACGCGCATTCTCCATCAAGTATCCCAACCCAGACCTTTTGGGTGATCGCTAGGCTGATGTCTAAGGCGCGAGCTTCATGGTCAGTCAGGCCTTCGTGTTTGGTTTCCGCTATTAGCCTGCGCACCAAGGCTACATCGGCGCTTTCAATCTGTATCACTTCGGCGTATCTCCGACGGTTACCTCAGGGATCACCCCAAGGATAGTAGCTGGCAGCGGGAATGGTTGCTCAATACAATACTGCCCCGGCACTGTCCAGGTAGGATCGAGGATAGTCCTAGCATCGGCTGTGACTAAGCCTGTGACTACGGTGTTGGTAGCCGAGCCTACGTTGCCTACAACCAAGTCCTTCATAGGTACTAGGTTAGTGAAGGTCGAACCCATACTCAAGCCTAGGGTATCTTCGACCCTAACGGTAACAGCGGAGATCTTCTTCCGCTTACCCTGCGCTGTAGGTTCGCCGAGGTCTATGGCTAAGGTCTGGAGTTGGGGGAGGAACGCGAGGCCTACGGTGACGACGGAGGCCGCAGTGCCTAGGATGAAGGTACCGGTAGTAGGCATTGTGAAAGGCGGAATCACTACTCCATCTGCTAGACCTGTTACAGTGGCGGCGGCTAGGTGCTGGGCTCCAGTGAAGGTCGTAGCCGGTGCGCCTTGGTATTGAATCCCCGCGTCTACACACCAAGCGTAGGTCGGGTCGCCATCGGTTAGAATTCGCTCGGCGAACCTTTCGATGTACTGCACAGTGTTGCCGTTGATAGTCCTTTGTGTTACATTATAAACCGCATCTACATCGCCGAAGTCGGTGATAGCCTCAGTGCACACCGTAACAGATTGGTATAGCCCTGTAGTATCACTATGCGCCCAACCTATCAGCTCTTGCTCCTTCATGAAGGTAAGTGTCAACATCGTTCCATCGTCGCGGATAGTCCATACAACCTTGAAAGGTTCTTCAGCCCAAGCCCATTGTAAGATTTGGAAACCATAGAACAAATGCGAACTTAGCACAGAGATGTCGGTACCGGTGTAGACCTGCGCGTAGTAGTTGAATACTAAGTAGCGAACAATCGACCCCTTAGCTTGGACATATAGCAGATCTGAGTTCGCGATAATAGGTGGAACATCTGACGATCCGTTGTAGGCCTGCGCATTAGCCACAATAGACTCTGGCGACACCGCCGACCCTGCACTCCCGCCGTTAATCAACCACGCAGCCTTGTCGCTAAGCATAATCATTCCAGCGGGCATGGAAGACATAGACTTGATAGTGTTGAGCTGGCCAGAGACTATCGCGGCTGAGATGGCGTCGTCGGGTTCGATTGGATTGGAGATGTTGAAGTTGTAGTAGCTCCCAGGTTGGCTCATATAGAACGACTGCGGAGCTTTAGTGAGACCTGCAAGGACCATGCGTTGTTGGAAGAAGCTGGGGACGCCGGGGTTGCCAGCGGAAGCAGTAGCTAAGGTTGCGGTCGCTGTAGCAGCCCCACTAGAGAACGATATAGCTGGTGCAGCTAGATACCCAGAACCGGGCGAGATCACGCCTACAATCCCTATGCCCCAAGTCAGATTGATGTTGCAGACTAAGATCCCATTCGTAGTCCGATTGAACCCTACAGGATTCGTCGGCGTCACGCCACTGAGTAGGCCACCGGGTGCGATTAGCGCGATGCCAGTGACTTGGTTGGAGCCATTGACTGTCGTCACTTGTACTTGTAGGTTGCCTAACCCCGCAGTAGCTGAAGGTACTAACACTTCGCCTACTGAAGAATTGTTACCCGAGCCGGGTGCGTTCAGGGTAGCTACAGTAACTTGCAACACAGCTTGTAGGGTAGCTGTCTGACCGCCTGTGGGGGCAGCAGCGGCGGTAGCAACAGGCACTGTGGTGTAGGTTCCGGCGCTAGTAATTGCAACGCTCTGTACCCCTGCGCCTTGGAAGGGATTCTGGGGAACGGGCGGTCCACTTGAGAAGTCTTGACCGATGTTGGAGTCTGCGAAGGTGACCCCGGTGCAGTTCCCGGCGAACCCATACTGCGCGCCAGCGGCTACAGGGTTGGAGTAGACGGGTTCGGCTTTGTATACGTTGTAGCTTACTGCCCCCGGCACGGCGGTCCAGGTAACACTATTGGTTCCAGCTACAGTGCGGAGGTCTAGCTTGGAGGCTAGAACACCTGGAGCGGAAGGACTAGACTCTTGACCATTGGCGTCTACGGCAGTTACGATATAGGCATAGTTGACGGTACCCGCGCCTAGTGTGGTAGACGCGACAACGTTAGCGGGAGTAGTGATGGAAGAGCCGAAGATGATTGGTAACAAAGTCCAACTCGTCGCTGAGTTCAGCGTTAGCACATAGGGTACATAGCTGGGATGGGTTAGCACCATCGCATTGACGTTCTGTGCGAATTTCAATAAGGCAACATCAGCCGCAGCGTAGGGGCTGACTATGGTATACACTCGCTGGGTAGTACCACCTGAGGTCCAAGTGCCATAACCCGTAGAGTCGATGGCGACGCCATTGAGGTCTGAAAGGGTAATCGTTCCTGCACTACGCGCGGAGATGATGTAGTAGTTGCCGTTAAGCTGCGTCATACCTACAACACCGGTGATGTAGACCCAATCGCCTACGGCATAGGTGTTGGCTACGCTTACTACTGCTGGGTTCGCCTTGGTGACAGCGGTTATGTTCAACCCAGTTTCTATAACCGGCGCGCCGTTGTTATAGAAACGGATATACCTATCCCCGACCTCAAGGACATAGCCTACGGTGAAGCTAGCTTGAAAGGTGATGACGCGAGGTGGATTTCCAGTGTTGGTCTTGTAGGTTTGTAGTATGTAACGCGAGCCTGTTCGAGTACTGGCACCACCGCGATAGTCTACGAAGAAGTTGCGAAGTAGTGCAGCAGCAGAGTGGTATTTCGCAAGGTCCACGCGAGCGTTCAGCGCGGGAGCCCATTCCCCCGCGTGAAACGCATGCTGCATGGTTGGCTGGGCCATTAGAAGCTCGACATGTATGGGCCCCAATCGAAGCCTTGAGAGTAGGGTCCGGTGTAGTATTCGGAGTAAGCTACACCGCGAACGCGGATGAAGTCTGGGGTTATGTCGTTGATGGTCAGGCCTTCGTTACCATCTACCTTCCGCGCTTCACCGATCATAGCATTGGCTTTGCTCACGCACATGTTGGCTAGAGCCTTATCGCCAGAGAGGGCTATGGCGAGGTAGGCGCCTACCGTCTGAGCCCAAGCGTCGATGAATAACGGATCCATCACGTTCGGGTCAGTGATCTGCTTGACGTAGGAGAGGGTAGCGAATTCTTGGTTAGTGAGGATCACGCGTTGGGCGGATTGCGCGCCTTGGGTTAGGGTGAACGTAGCGCCTGTGCCTACACCCGAAGTAGAGGCTTGGGCGATGGTGCCAGCTTGGACGGCGAAGTAGCTGCCGCCGAGGGGAGTAGCTTCGCCAAGAACTTGGTTCTGCACTGTAACTGTAGCTACTGCGCTAGCGGCTAAGGTGGCTACTACAAGCACCACCGGCGCGCCAATAGGCGTAGACGAGGTAGGGCCTATAGGCAGGGTGATAGTGTCCCCTACCGCATACCCAGTCCCACCTGCAACTACCGCCGCCGCAGTCACCGGGTAGAACAGATCTATCTGGACCTTATACCTAATAGGCGGCGTCCATGATGTAGGCGAGCCGCCGGTAACCGCCGTGGTGATTGGAACTCCACCAGCATAGCCAGTCTGGGTAGCTGGGATGATCCAACAGGCTCGTAGGCAATCTACGGGATATTGGTACTCGTAGGCCCAAGGCGGCGAAGGTTGGCCGGGGGTCCAGAGGTTGGTGGCTGGCGATAGGTTCTCAGGTGTGCCCGCGACCGAAGTGATGTAGGTTAGGTTGTTAGTGATAAGCCCACAATCCCACGGCGCCATCCGGAGAAGCTGATCTCGGGTACTAGCCAAGATCAAATTCCCCTGAATGGCTTCGTTGGAACTCAGGGCTACAAGCTCAGCCGCAGTTACAGTTGTGCGTGAGCCGAAAGCTTGCAGCCCGCGATTGAGTACGTCTACGTTAGCTGTCAACGCTTAGGCCCGTGTTGGAGCTTGTGTTCAGAGCCATGGATGCGATCAGAACCGCCAAGGCCTGGTTTGCCTTCCTCGTGACCGCCACCCATGTGGTGGCCTTGGGTACCAGCGTTGCCGTGATTCTTATGCGCGGCGAGGCCTGGACCTTCGTGGTAGAAGGTAGTAGGACCCTTCGGCGGATCGTAAGGGATTTCCTTCTTCTCCATCCTGCCACCGCTACTAGCCCTAGGCTTCTGGTGAGTATTGGTGTTCGGTCCGAACTCGTCAAGGATGTCTTTGCTCATGACACCCTCGCTGGCGGAACCTGAGCCTTCGGCCTATTCGCAAGTACCGCTTCCTGAGCAACCCTATCATCTGCAGCCTTCTGGATCGCAGCGTCTCGGGCCGCAACATCCTTCGTATACTGTGCGAGCCTATCCCATGCTTCGTCGTTAAGGAATATAAGCTCGTTCATTGCTTCTGCACTTAGCGACGACAGCTTAGGCGTAGCTACTGCCATCGCGATGATCTTCAGCAGGTTAACAATATGCTGCGCATCTTCCGCAGCGGTGATGTGTACTTCAACTTCTTTCGGATCAGTCATGTTAGTGTTTCCCTTGTGAACCTGACTTGTGATTGGTGCATCCAGCCATCGGCGCTTCTAGCCCCCGGCCTTCGTAGAGTGAGATTGACTTCTCGCGGACTTGGTGAATTCCAATCTCAGACACTGCTTCTACTGAAACGGCCCTGGACTTAGGTTCCACCTTCGTCGAAGCGGTGTTGGAGTGGGTAGCGCGTCCTTGTTTCATGCTTCTGTCCTTTCGTGATAAGCGCCGCCTTGGTTATTTTCGTGTTCAAGCTCCACCATCAACGCATCATGCGCGCGTTGGACTTCTAAGGCGAACTCCGGCGGCTTCTGTTGTCCAGTTCGCTCCCAGAACTCTAGGATGTAGATTAGGTTGTGGTAGTGGTGGGTGAGTTTCATGATCTTTGGTGTGACAAGTTTGTTTTCGTGTGCTGACATTGTATCTCCTATGATCCAAATACGTTTCCGCCACCGCCACCCCCAGCAGTGACCGATCCACCAGTCTCCTGCATAGGTGCGCCGAGGGTAGTGTTGATCGTTCCTAGACCCGCTATCTCAGTCGTTTGGTTTGCTGAGGTCGCAGCGCCAGTAGGCAGCGCGCTAGAGTCTACGATCACATGAGTAGGCGCGCCAGCAGCTTGGACAGTGTTGATTGAACCGTCGGCGTTGACCACAAGCGGGTTCGACTTCGTTGGGGCTGTCGAAGAGTCTACCCCAAAGAGGAAATGCCAAAGCCCTTTGTAGATGTCTACGGCCATTAGCTAGCGAGCCGGGTCTTCAAGGATTCAATGCTAGAGAGAACTTGGTCGTGTTCGTTTCGGCGAACCTCAATGGTAGTGATAAGGCCTGCAAGCATGGGTTTGAGTTCTGCGATCCTAGCTTGGATCGCGTCTACTTCCTCTTGGCGCGCAGCCTTAATGTCGTCCACGATCTTATCGCCTTCAGCCTTAGCGTTGCCAATGATCCCAGCGGCCTGAGCCTTAGCATCTGCGATAATCGCCGTCGCCTGCGACTGTGCCTCAATCACCGATGTCTCTGCCTTAATAATCACCGACTTCGCCTTCGTAGCTTCGTCTAGCGCGAGTCGCTGCTCCTTCTTTGCCTTGTCGGCTCGCCCTTCTGCCGATGTAGCCGCGCTCTCCAACGAACCTAGGTTAGAGATCCCAGCCTTCGCGTCTAGGATAGCCTGTGCCAGCGGCTCTAACTGCTCCAGCGCCGCTTCGAGTTGGTCTATGTTCATTTGGAACCTTTCTTCTTCCTGAGGATACCAGTACCCTTGTCGGCTTGGTTGAACTCTTTGGCTACTGCGGGTGGAACACCGGCGCGCTTAGCCTTCTTGGGATCATGCGCTGCCATCGCCATTAGTCGAGCTTGGGCTGGGGATTTGCTGGGCATTGGGGGGTTCCTATGGGGTATAGGTTACAACAATGATACCTTGCGAAGCGTCACCGGTCCCACCAAAGCTACCGCTGCCTCCACCGGAGCCCCCGCCGTAGCCACCTCCGTTACCACCGTTACCTGAGAAGGTTGATCCACCACCACCTCCAGAACCATGTGATCCGTCCCATTCATTGCCGGTGCCACCGTTGCCTCCGCCGCTAAGGCCTGCACCACCACCTCCACCGACTGTCCCAGTAGAGCCTACGCCTGAGTTATTCGCTGCACCAGAGCCGGTACTAGAATGGTTATTACCACCTGCACCGTTGTTGGCCCCTGAACCGGCCGCGCCAGCAGAACCTCCACCGCCTCCACCACCGCCACCGGACCCATTAGCGGTTGATCCTGCACCACCTACAGCACCTACTCCAAAAGGCCCACCAGCGCCTCCGCCACCACCACTACCAACGGCACCAGTAGCGCCACCCGCTCCGCCAGAGTTCTTAGTTGTGCCTATGCCAGAAGCAGATGCGCCGCCTAAACCGCCGGCGGTACTTGCACCAGGATTACCGTTCTTTCCACCTTTAGCCCCAGCCTTTACAGCCGTGCCGGCGATACTAGCGCAGTTGGAAGTAGAATTACAAAGCCACGTGTCGCCACCAGTGTTTCCGTTTGTTCCACCAACTCCAACGCGGACTGTGACGCCGCCACCTGGAGTAAGGGTTAGACCAGTGATCTTGGAGTATGCTCCACCTCCTCCGCCACTGTTCCCCGTTCCAACACCGCCGTTACCTGCTCCCCCTCCGCCAGCAATGACTTCAATAGTGTTGGTAGAGTTATTCCAATCTGAAGGAACAGTCCAAGTCGTAGACCCGGTCGTGGTTAGGAAGATTGTTACTGCACTTGTATTAGCCTTCTCTGGGAATAGAATAGGATTAAAGAACTGCGCATTGAGCGGCAGTGCTAGTCCTATTAGGAGGAGAAGGGAAGCGAAGAACTTCTTCATTGCATAGCCGCTACGCGATAACCGGCGACGGAGTTAATGCGCCAAACGAAGACGGTGAAGGTGTTAGTGTTGGTTGTGGTTAAGGCGTCGCCAGTGTTGGTGCCTACGGAGAAGCCGGAGAAGGTGATGGTGCCAGCGGAAGCGTTGTTGGTAACCAAGAGTAAACAGGAGCCATCAGCGGCAGGAGCGGTTAGGGTGAAGTTACCGCCGTTGGTGATGAATTGGTTCGGCCGTGCGCCGCAGTTGATAGTTAGGTTGCCGGTGGATTGGGTCAGCGAGGTAACGTTCGCGCCGCCAGTAACGGTTTGATTGGCTACGTTCAACGCGGCGATGGTCCCACTTGTAGATGGGAAGGTCATCGTTGTAGTGTCAGTGCCAGCTATGGTTATGGAGTTGTTGTAGGTTAGGGTCTTCCCATCAGCGATGGTGATGGTAGAGCCTGTGGCTGGCGGGGTGAGGGTTAAGGCGTTGATGGAGGTTGCGGTAGCTACGCCAAGGGTCGGTGTGGTTAGGTTTGGCGAGATTGAGAGGACAGCGGCTGAGCCTGTTCCTACTACGGCAGAGATAGCATTGCCATTGATGGAGAAGGTATTGCCTGCACCAGCAGTGTCGAAGGTTTTGTTGGTTAGGGTGTCGGTGGTAGCCCTACCAATTAACTGATCCGTCGCTGCTGGTAGCGATAGCGTAGGTGAGCCTAAGGCGCCGGTGACAGGTTGGATCTTCAATGTTCCACTGGTAGCATTGCCAAAGGTCAGGGAGCCTAAGGTGCCCGAAGCGCCTAGGGTAGGTGTAGCTGTGAAGGCCGGGGTAGAGCCTGCTAGGACTTGGCCTGCTGCGCCGGTTATGGTTAGATTGCCGGTGGTGGTGGCTAGTGCTAAAGGAACAGAGACTGTGACCGCCGGGGTGCCTGTACCAGTGCCCCAGGTGATGGTAGGAGTACCGGCGGTGCCCTGTACCGTTTGGGTAACAGTTCCGCTAGTGGTGCCCTTGATCGCGAAGGCGCCTGTAGTGCCAGTAGCGCCTAGGGTAAGGGTAGGAGATACCCAAGTCATGTTGGCTGAGCCGCCAAAGGCTCCAGCGTTGTTGAACTGAACGTTGGTAGTAGCACCACCGGGCGTAGCACTACCCGCGCAGGCTGCACCGGTGTCTACGAAGTTGCCGTTGGCGTCGATCTTAATACAGTTGCCGGTGGAGAGCGAACCTGTAGTGGTGACGAACTTGGTGGTGTTGCCAGAGACTGTGCCTACTGTCGGGGCTGAGCCTGCGCCTCCACCTATCACTGGTAGGTTCGCGGTGAGCAAGGCTGAGGTAGATAAAGCAGAAGTGCTAGAGAAGTAAGGAATACCCCCAGAGGTTCCGGTAGTGGTGAAGCCTAGGGTGCCCGTAGTAGTTACCGGCGAACCGGTGACGCCAAAGATAGAAGTCGCAGGAACCCCTAAGCCTACGCTGGTGACTGTTCCGCTAGAACCTGCTACCGCGTCGTGGACGAATGAGGTAGTCGCGCAAGCGTTAGTGTTGTCGCCACTAGCGCGCTTGGCGCAGGTTACGTTCTGCGCTACAGCGGGGCCAGTTAGTAGTAGAAGGGCTAAGGCTAAGGCTAAGGCTAACAGCTTTCTCATAGGTTAGTATCCATCACAGTAAGGGCGTTGTTACTGGCACTGGCTGAAAACGCCTGCCATGCACCTTGGCATTCGCCGGAGATCTCTAGGGTACCTCCGTTGGCGTAAACGCGAAAGCAGCCGCCAAGGGCACCGGTTGTAGGGGCCAGCGCGACCTGAGAGCCGTTAACGATCACATTCGCCGGGGCGATGAAGATGTCGATGGTGCCGGGGTTGTGGAAGATAAGCTTCCTTCGCGCGGGGTTGGCTATTGCGACTGATTCTGGCGTGGTGCCTAGATCGTTAAACGCATACACCTTACCGCCGCTGGCGGAGGAGAAGGTTTGTGATCCGCCTACAATGCCCTCGATGCCCATGGCCTAGACTCTACGGGCTAGGGGCTTGGGTTGGGGCTTGGGTGCTACCACTACGTCAGGGATTTGCGAAGCGGTGGCGTGGGTTGGGAGCGATTCGATCGGGTGAACCCATTTGTGTTCTAGGGCACGGCTAATCTGCACCGCCTCGTCGTCAAGCGGCTCCATCTCCGGCGTAGGTTCACCACGTAGACCTCGCGCAGATTGGAACAAGATGTCTTTGGGATACACCGGCGACTCTTTGTCACAGACGATGATTTCGCCGGGGTAGTTGTGATCGGCGTTGTCCCTAGGGTCTAGGTAGAGGGGAACAGCGAATATCTTCCGCCCTTGCTTGCCACTAGAGCGATCGGTTTCCTTGTATTCCCATTCGGTGCCCGGGACATGTAGGTAGTGAGGATTGATAAGTCTCCAACGTGCCATTGTGTTCTCCTAGTGAAAGTATAACCACGCACACAGGATCATACCCCATAGCGCGAAGTTGATCCCAAGTGCTGCAAGCATGGTTAGTGGCTTGTGCCTTTGTGTAGACACAAGCCACTCCATGTTAGCGAGCCCTACGGCAAGATAGTTGGCCGTAGCCGTTATCGGTCGATACCGAGAAGGTGTCATTAGCGACAAGGTACTCATTGGTTGTGGCAGATACTGAGATACGGGTAGGACCAATGAGGTGATCGCGGCCTAGGACACCAGTTACGTTCGCGGCAGTCTGCTCAACGTGAACGGCGGTGGTGCCTTGTGTACCGATAGTCGTAGCCGCTGGGTTGATGGCAGACGAGAACACCGTGAAGGAGGTGGACGAAGCCGGAACACGAGAGACTACACCACGACAATCCCAATCACCAGCGGTAAGGGCGATGCCGGTGACGGTAGCCGCAGTGGTAGAGGAGAGTGCTACGCCAGAAGTGCGGGTTTGGGTGCCAGTGCTAGAGCCAGTAGTGGTGACGGCAGTACCGGCTAAAGCGTTGGCGACAGTCGTAGCAACGGTGTAGGTATTGGCGGTAACACTACCCGGTACGACGTAGTAGGTGGTACCAGAGGTGATGCCGGTAGGCAAGCCACCACCGCTGTTGGTAAAGACTACCGGGCAAGCACCGACGATAGCGTGTGCAGTGTCGGTGAAGACGCCGGGGGCCGCGATGGTGATAGTGACGGTAGCAGTATTGGCGTTGCTCAAACAGGAGGTAGTGATGACTTCGCCGACGTAGCCAGCTTGAGCATTGTCGTTGGTAGCTGTACCAGCGGCAGCGCCTGGGCCTATGATTTGCCCGAACCATGCGCTACCAGAGAGTGGGAACAACACTACCCGACCGTAGGTAGAGCAGAAGGTCAAGGTACCTGAAGAGCCGTTGATCGTTTCGCTAGAGGCGGGGGTTAGTACTAAGCAAGAGTTAGCCCCACCTACGTTACCGAAGGTATCTACAACCTCTAACGAGTTGGTATTACAAGTTTGACCTACGCAGGTTGCGCTTGCGGAGGGTAAGGAGATTACACGATTGGCGGAGATAGCTACCGTAGGCACCAGCCGAACGTCGGTAGTGAGGACCGTGTAGGCTGCGTTGGGCAGAGCCGTGTAGGCATCAACAGCTAACGCTGGGGCGACGAAGCCCCAGGTTAGTGCTAGAGCGAGTAGGAGCTTTCTCATTGTGCCTGCTCCGTCCACGCGAAGCTAACTGCGAGGAGGCCTGAGGAGACTGAGATGCCTCCTAGGTTCACGCAGAGTTGCTGAGCGATCCCTCGTAAGACTGGCGCTTGCATGAAGTTGCGCTCGCGATAGTCGAAGAACGCGAAGGAAGGGTTGACTAGCGCCGAGGTGACGTTGAAAGACACCGTCTGGGCGTCGATCTGCACGGCCGAACCGTCTACGGTGGGGTTGGCCGTGTAGGCTGTGGTCGTAGCTGACACCGCAGCGTTCTTGGTATCTAGCGGAACAGGTGCGGGGAGGGCGGTGGTAGCCGCAGCGGTTCCGCCAGTGTTAGCGATAGTGTGGAAGTTGAGCAAGACTGGGAGGGTTATCAACGTTCCTGCGGTGCCCGATACGCGCACAGACTGGACACGGATTGTCTTCGTAGCCGAGCCAGTGATACACGCGATGTCGGTGGCGCTAGAGGCCGGAGCGATTCCATAACCCATCGCCGCGTAGGAGGTGACGACAGGTTCAGAAGCGCAAGTGATACCCGGTAGGTTGTTGATGCTGATAGAGCCCGCGCCCACACATTGGGCTTGGGCTGCACCAACGAAGCCTAGGAGGAAGGCTACGCCTAAGAGAATGCGTTTCATGTTCCCTCCTAGTTCGCTACGTTGATGCCAGCGGGGTATCCGCCAGCAACAGAGTTGTCGGTTGACGAGTAGGGCTGGTCCCAACGGTCGAGGACGATGTAGGCTGAGACGTTGCCCGCAGTCATCGTCGCGGTTCCAACAGTGTAGAGTAGACGGACGAAGCGCGGGATTGCGATTCCATCCGGCGGACGCGGGAAGTCCATGTCCATTAGACGGCTGCCTGCGTTTAGGGTAGCCAAGGCGAACGTCGGACCAGACCACCAAGTGTTGAAGGTACCAGCGGCTCCCGAGCCGTTGTCGGTTGCGCCTTGAAGGGCGACGGAGAGAGTACCAGCACCGCCAGAGGTGAAGGTCGTGGTGACTTCCACCAAGAGCTTGAGTGCAGGATCGTCGCCGATACCCATATCGCGAGCGCCTTGGAGATTGGCGAGTTTGGGAATCGCCGGGCCTCCGAAGTCGATCACGTTGGTAGAGTTCTGTGTACCCGCAGCGATCGCAAGGGACACAGCGTTGTCGAATTGAAGTAGGGAATCTAGAATCATCAGGTCACCTGTGCTTCGTTGTTCAAGATCGCATCACAAGTACGGATCGGGATGCCACGGAAGGTCGTGACTACCTTACCATTGAACTCTTCGAGACGAAGCAAGACGTTAGTCTTATTCATCGCTTGAAGGTCAAGGTAAGTGCGGATCACGCGGTTGCAGTAGATGACCAGACGGCCTTGGTTGGCCCGGACTTCAGGAGTGTCTGAGGTCTGGATAGCCATGGCGGAGGCTGGGGCGGTCGGGAGGCGATAGAGCGCGCGGACCAGAAGGTTGATCAGGTTCGCGGCTGAGACGCCGGTGAGTTGGGTGACATCGATGTTCGCGATGCGGGCCATATAGCGCCAGTCGCGGAGGACTAGGCCGATTTCCCATTTGAAGTGATCGCGATAGGCTTGGTAGGTGTTCGAGGAAGAATCGAGAACAGGCCACTCACCCATGTCGCGGTGTTGGAGGCCGGTGATCTTACCCTTCGGGAAGGTAGCGTGGAGGGTATCGTTGCCCCAAGTAGCGAGCCAAATGGAAGTGTTGGTGGAAGCGGTTCCGCCAGCGTCGAGAACGTTGTTGGCGGTTTGGGAGTTGGCGGTGGTGACCGTGGAGTAGCGCGGCGCGAAACCAGTGAAACGTTCCGGGTTCACACCTTGGTTGCCGTAGATGAGCGTAGCGGCTACCTGCTGCGACATGCCTTCGAGGAAGGCGCGGACTTCGGAAAGCCGGAACTCGGCAGTGTTGCCATTGAGATCCGCGATGTCCTTGTCGATTACTGCGTAGGTTTCGAGATTCCCGCAGGTATCGACGATTTGGGCGGTGGTAGACTTCGCATTCGGTACGCCTTGGTTGAGCAAGCGCCAAGTGGCTTGCGGCAGGCCAGTGCGGACAGTGGTCTTGTGGCCAGTAGGCAGGTTGCCTTCGACTACCAACATGTCGTCTAGGATTTCGTTGGTCTGCGAAAGCAGTTCGATGATAGAGGCTACATGATAGCCGTCATCAAGCCGCTTGGCCCAGTCAGCATACGTTAGGGCTAGATTGCCTATCGTCGCCATGGGTTAGATTCCTTCGAAGAGAGGGAGAGGGTAGGGTGGCTGTAGAACCCATCTAGGCTTGGCCGTTCGTCCACGCATGTGGCAGGGTTATCCAGTAGCGGAAGGTAGATTCGGGTATAGAGCTTTGGCAGCAGATTCGGGGGCAGTGCCGGGCTTGGTTTGGCCGTGCTTGGAAGGGCCACCAGCGGTGACAGCTTTGCCTTCGTTAACCTGCTGCGAGAGTTTGTAGAAAGCCTTGACGAAGGCCAGGTTGTTGCCAGCGCCGGTTAGGTCCATAGCTTCCTTGAACTGCGTTACAAGTGCAGGGTCGCCTAGGGAGTCTAGGGCGCGACCAATCGAAGCCTTCACCTGATCGAGCTTGCCGCCGATCTCGGGATCAGCTTTGACCTCACCTTGCCACTTCTCCTGCATCTCCTGCCAAGCCTTGTAGGGAGCTTCGCTAGCTTCAACCGTGAGCTTGGCGTATTGGTCAACAAGCTTCTGGGCTTGGACTTGAGAGAGGCCTAGTTCTTTGAACAGTGGGGCAGCGTCGGCGACGGCCTTCTCATCTAGGTTGAAGCCTTCGGGAGCTTTGAAGGCTTCATATTTCTCGGGTGCGCCTTCGGGCTTGGCTTCGGCTTTGTCGCCTTTGTTGAGGAGGGACTTGCTATCATCCTTCTTGTCTTCGACTTTCGATTCGACCTTGGCGTCAGTTGAGGGCTTCGGCTCGGTCTTCAGTTCCGGCGTCGGAATCGGCTCCACCACCGGCGCTGGTGTCGATACGTCCTTCAACGTCCCGTCTGCCGTTCTGGCTTCCGGCGCGTTCGCTAGCGGTTGATCTGTCACTGGCTTCCCTCATCATTAGGATGTATTCGTTGGGACAATAGCGAACGATGTCGGCGAGGTACTGCTGGCCGATATTCATTTCGCCACATGCGAAACTCATGATTGCGTTGTCGGTTGAGAATGGGTTGTGGAAGAGGTGGCACCTCTCCAACAGAGCGTATAGCCACTGTCGACCGCCGGTGTGAGACATCAAGGCGGTGATCACTTCCGCGTTGTGAGCTTCAGCTTGGGCTGAGGCTTTCTCCATAGCGCGGATAGATTTGCGATCAGCAGCGTTGTTCACTGACCACCCATCGCTGCCTGCGCGGCATTCTTCCCGCCACCTACAGGTATCTCAGCTAGGTTCTTGGCGCCCTTGGCGAGCTTCTCGGCCATGTCTACCTTCTGCTGTTGCTCTTGCTGCTGCTGGCGATTCTGACGAATCTGCTGCAAAGCCTCAGGCGAGCGAATCAGCTTGGGATCATTATTGAGCTGGGCGGAGAGTTTGTCAAGGCCGTAGTCGATGTCGATATTGTCCATAGCCTCGGGGCCAGTCACGCCGACGAGGTTCCCAGCTATTCCGAATAGCCGCTCGATGCCAGAGGCTGCCGCAGCGTCTTGGGCCTTGGCGAGCATGGAGACGAATTCAATATTCATAGCCATGCCTTGGACTTCGGGCGGGGCTGGGGGCAAGATGCCCGCGCGAGACATCATGGCGAAGACTCTCTCGACAATAGGCTTCAAGACTTCGTTGTCGATGCGTTCGATCACAGGGCCTAGCATAATCATGGACTCGGCGCGGCGAGCGTCGATCTCGGCGGCGGTGACGTTCGAGCGAGTGACGTACTGGGAGATGGTCTTGAAGAGGTCGTTGAAGAACGTCCGCTTCTGGCGTTCTTGGACTTCCTTTATATCTTCCATCATCTCGTTGACGGGGAACTTGGTGTCGTAGACCGAGGCGAAGCCGGGCTTGCCTGAAGAAGCGTAGCCAGAGACGTAGGTGATGCCACCAGGGAGCAGCGAAGCTGGTTGGTTCTTCAACTGAATGTCCGCTACCAACGGCGGGTTCACCATCTTGTCGATGCCTTGGGCCTTGCGCCGTGCTTGGAGTTGGAGTTGTTTGTTCCCAGGTAGTCCGTCCATCGCTACGCTACGCCCGTAGGCATCGTTGGAGACAAGGTCCCAACGGCCGCAGATGTTAGGCATCTCGTAGTAGCCAGTCTTGCGAAGGAAGCCTAGGGCGCCAGTGCCACCACCTTGGGGGGCGGCGGACCCGCCCCATTCCCAGTAGCACTCGCGGAACTTGAAGTTTTCGGAGAAGCCGAACTTCTTAGCCTTGCCATCGTCGTTGGGTTCAATGGAATGGGCAACTATGATCTCGCGGGTGAGGCTCGCGCCATCGCCTTGGTCGAAGGCTTCTTGGATCGAAGGCGAACAGTTCTCCTTTCCGAACTCATCTACCACGGCGGAGATGATCATGGTGAACTCGCGATAGAACACCGTAGGCCTATACTTGCCATCGATGTCGATGTAGTATTCACCGAAGCAAGGGTTGTAGCAGTTGATGACGTTCTCGAAGTCTTCGTAGATTAGAAGCACCGCCGTGCCGAACACCGTGAGGTCGTAGTAGAAGGTAGACATCGAAGTGTAGAAGTTCGACTCAGCGAAGACTAGGTACATCAGCCGCTGACACTCCGCCAACCACAAGCTTACAGGCGAAGTCTGGGTAGAGTCTATGCGACCGATCTTAAGCTTGACCCAAAGGGAGATTGGCGAAGACTTCCCAGACATAATGCCTGCGGCTAGATCACGCGCAGCGAGGACACCCGTTTCGTCTAGGATGTGTTGGTTGATAGGCGACCCTCTCGCCATCTGGTTCGGAGTGATGAGCCACTTGTACCTACGAGGTAGGTAGTAGTCTGCAAGCTCGCGGCAGTGAGTCCAGACGCTGTAGCGGTTCACCCGCAAGCCTATAAGCCTGCCTTCGCTATAGCGCCTCAGCGCTTGGTCAACTGCCGAGAGTGCTGGGGCTTGCGCCATCAGCTTGATCCTTGTCGGAGGTTAGGCGGCCCATAGAGTGCATTTGCGCTGCGGCCATAAGCAGGTATTGGGGCGGGACATCTTGGGCTTGGGCTTGGCCTTTGCCTCTACCCTTAGGTCTGGAAGACTTCGGGACGGAGATCATTGGCCTAAGAGAGTCTTCTGCCCTACCTGATTGCTGGTAGGCATATCGGTTGCGCCGAGGAAGCTTGGAGCCTGCGACTTAGTCTTAGGTTTCGTACCTGTTGGACTTTGCACGGGCGGAAGCGGGTCGGGGGTCTTAGGCATTGGGGGCATCGCTGGGGTCATGCTGCCATTCTCTTCGGGTCATAGGGATCGTACTCGCTCTCCACCATAGGCTTGTGGGGATGGTCGCCACCGGCGTAGGCGTGGGACGCGAGGGGGTAGGCGAAGGTTAGGACGAAGGCATCTACGTCGTCGATGATGATGTCTGGGTTCGCGTCGAGGATGTCTTCTTTGGCTTCGAGGAGGATTTCGTCTTTCTTGTTGTAGCCGTACTTGATTGCGAGGAGGGCTACCTTTAGGGCAGGGTCGTCGGGGATGGCGCCAGTGCGGAGCCAAGCGCGAGCCGCGCCGTACATGGCAGCGCGCTTGTTGGCGTACTTCTCGCCGTCGATGCCCCAGGCGCTACCTCCAACATCATCCTTCCCGCCGAACTGAACGTCCCAGCAGAAGAGATGCATTTGACGAACGTTGTCTACTACACCGCCACCTACGCCGCCACCGTCGATGAAGATGCCATCGGAGTGTAGGCGGAAATGGGTCTCTTGGACCTTGGTGGCGAGTTGGACTGTGGATAGACCGTTGAAGACTTCGCGAATGAAGCTACGAGCGTCACGGCCCTTCCTAGGGTAGATCACACTGTTGTTCGCGCCGAAGCGCGCTACGTCTACGCCCAAGGCGAGGGGGTCGGTTATGCTTGTAGTAACCTCCCGCTTCATCGCGGCTTCGATGTCGCTTACAGAGAAGAACTCCATCAGGCCTTGGCGGGGGAACTGGCCTAGGACGCGGATGCGAACGAAGTCGGAGTCTTCACCGTAGGCTTGGATCCACTTCGCGATTCTAGACTTATTGGTGATGGACACTGACCGGGAGTCTACTTGGCGAGTCTGCCACTGATCGGCGAAGCGACCTCCGTAGAAGCATTCTTTGAACCTGCCGATGGAGCGGGTAGGGTTGCCGAAGACTAGCCACATGATCTCGGTGTCGCTGTCAGTCAAAGCCCCCTCTGCCGTTTCCCAGATAATGTCTGGGATCGCGGAAGCCTCGTCCATTATGAGAATAAGCCGCTTGCCTTTGTTGTGAAGGCCTGCGAAGGCTTCGGTGTTCTTCTCGCTCCAAGGCACCATGTCGATGCGCCAAGTGCGTTCGCGGGAAGGGTCTTTAGACATGAGGGCCGTGGCGGTGAGGGTGAAGTGTTCGCGGCCGATGAACATGTTGAACCACTTACCGAGTTCGGCCCAGGTCTTGGTCTTGAGTTGGGTTTCGGTATTGGCGGTGACTACTCCACGAGTGTCTGGGGCGGTGGTGAAGGCCCAGAGGATAATCCAGGAGACGCAGGCGGACTTGCCTATGCCGTGGCCCGAAGCGGTAGCGTGTTGGATAGCTTCGTTAGGGGTAAGTAGCCCATCGCGAATCGCGCGTAGCTCTTCCAATTGCCAAGGCTCGGGGCCGGTGAAGTGTTCGAGTGCAGTAGCCGGTTCGCCCCAAGGGAACGCTCCAAGCACGAACGCTTCGGGATCGCCCTTGCAAGCTGCTAGCCAAGCGATTAGGTCGGGGTTCATACTCGACGCACAAAGGTGGGTTCTGGCTTTGACACCAGAACCCTAGTTGGCCGGGGAGGAACTGTAGCCGGTGCAGGACGATCCTGTATTGCGACAGGGAGCGGGGATTGGGCAATCCTGCCCTGCACCGGCTTAGCTGTGGAGTCAATGACCTTGCCTGAGCGAGCTATGGCTTTCTCTAACTGCGTGGCGAAGTCTACGTTGACGTTAACGTTCATCTGCTTCTTGCCGTAGCCGAAGCGATCGGCGGCATCGCGGCTTATGGCGATTAGTTCTCGGGTGGGAAGTAGCGTTCCATCTTCATCAGCCTCGTCCAGCTTCTCCGCGATCTGGCGTTCCGCCTTGAGCATGTTGGAAGTAGCCATGTCGAAGTAGTCGTCTACGCTCTCCTTGAACTGCTCAGTGACTTGCTCCCTGTAATGGGAGACAAGGTTCTGGAACGCAGGGTCGGAGCTATATTGGAGAACCCGGCTGACGCTATACCCAGAGCGAAGCGCGATCTCCTTCACACGTAGGCCAGTGGCGAAGAGCATAGCCATACGGTGGTGGGTATCGCGGAAGCGCTGGACGATAGGAACGTCAGAGCGGTTCTCTTTAAGCTTCAGGAGATCTTCGCGAGTGAGAGGGCGGACTTCGAGGAGCTTGCGTTCCTTCGTTTGACGGCCTCGGCGAAGGGCGACGTTCATTGCTACCACCCAATATGGTGGTAGTGAGTGAAGACAAGCGCAGCGGTAATCGTAAACCCGATGATAGGAATCCACCACGGGAACGTGTCGTTGGCTGTTGGTGCATCACTCATCATGGCAGCCATAAATACCACGACAATGGCCGCGATGGTTAGGAGGAACGTGACGACAGCAAAGACCAATCCCATCACACTCGCCTCTGGAACGCTTGAGCCACTGGGCGCCTATTGAGGACTACCCCTTGCAAGACGAAGTCTACCGGGATCACTACCGAGCCTCGCGTAGCATTATGCTTCTCGTTATATCGCGGCCTGTACTTCGCGATCAACTCTCGCTCTAATGCGTCTAGTTCCTTGAGACCGCAGGACTGATAGTGGATGTCATCAAACAGCATAGCCTTCTTCTGAGGCCGCTGCATTCGCTTCTGTCTGGAGAGGTAGTAGGCAGACCTATGTTCGTACCAGCGGCGAAGCAAGTGGTTACTCTTCCCCACATACACTACATCGCCCTTATGCACCAGGAGGTAAACCCCTGCACTCAACGTAGCCCCTGCGCTAACGAAGCCTTCAAACGAGGCCACAGTCTTCTCCACCTTGATGGACTATGATGACACACCTACCCGCCATTGTCAAGGGCAGGAAGGAAGTATGGGTAACTCGCAAATCTGAATTTGTATAGTGAGGAGTACTGCGCCACGGCCGAAGACAAAATTTTGGCCCCGGGGGCGGTCGTCGCCCTCCGAGGCCAGATTACGATTGCTTGTGAGCTATTGCGCTGCAAGCCAATCGCCTAGGGATTGCTTGGGCTTCGCGGTGCGCGTCGGACGGGCGTCGCCCATGCCGAGGGAGAGTTTGCCAAAGCGGTAGTTGAAGGCGATGCAATCGGGGTCGACATCGTAGGCGTCGCCCATCTCGCCGCGCGCAGCGGCCTCGAAGGTATCACGCGCGGCTTTCGCCAAGCGATAGGCGGCCTTGTAGTCGTTGTAGTGCTTGGCAGTATCGTTGCTGAACGTGTCGAGGCTGACGTCATTGAGCCATTTCATATTCGTTCTCCTAGGGCAGCGGGATTGCCGCCGTTCGATTGCCCAACTATGCGCTATGATTGTGGCGGGATTGTGACGCGTTGATCACGATTTCGTGATCAATTGTTACAACGAGTTGGCACAATCCTTGCAGCCTCTCCCAAGCCTCTACTGAAACTCCCTCATAGGCTGATAGACCAGACTACCTTGTAACCTACCACACCGCAAGTATGGTCGCCATAACCTTGTCTATCTAATATCTCTCTTATATATATATACTCAATATGAGCATAAGTCAGGGACACCCCCTCCCTCCCTACAAGCGAGGGCGATGCACATACACGGCGTCACGGGTTGGATAGGTCTATCAGGCTATCGAGGAGTGTCATGGGGGATTTCGTGGAGGCTTCAGGGGCTACGCTATCCAAACACCGATCCCGATGCGTCCTTGACATTGTGGCGAAAGTGTGGTATACTGTGTATTCAAAATCGGATTGGGCCTACCATGATCTCGCCATATTGTAATGCTACGAAGGGCGTAGTGCGGCTGATTGTCGCGGCTCGCGTTCCCGTTTCGTTCGATCACGAAAATGTGATTTGCGCTGCGGTGCACAATCGTGCGATAATGGTTGCTTAACTGGAGAACGCATCATGCTGTTATTCTATGCAAGCGTTAGCGACCATTACGGCTACTACCTCGCTGAGCCAAACACAGGCGAGGCTGAGATATTAGCACCACTCACTTGCAACGAGTGTGAGTGGATCATTCCCGGCACAGTACAATAGCGGTTGGAGGTGAGCTATGACCGAAGGATACTTCGTTGAATACAATGGCGAGTGCTGGCAATCAGTATTCCCATCTTGTTACGCTGACATGTCTAGTCTGCATCTAACCATAGATGATGCACTGGACTACATGACCAATGAATGTGGTGTGGACCTCAATCTAATCGTTGTATGCCCACAGCCAGAACTAATTCAAGAATTGGACACTAGCAATCCCGCTAGTTCCTAGGAGGGTAGTATGATCTTAACCAATGACTACCTAGTATGGGAGAAGCCGCATCCTGTATTCCCATTATCGGGAGTGCAACGCATCTATCGCTTCCCATCTGGTTACGGTTTATCAGTTGTTAATCCTCCCGAGTTGCATGGCTACCCGTTCGCTTGGGAGGTAGCAGTTCTCAAGCACGTCAATGAACAAGGTTTTGGCTATGATCTGGATTATACAACGCCTCTCACAAGTGATGTAGAGGTGTTTGATAATAACAGAGATACCAATACCTTCATTCACAAAGCTATTCAAGAATTAGCCAGTAGCAATCCCGCTATTGACTAACTGAGCATGGCCAAAGCATTCGCAAGTATAGGAACCTCTGCTCTGCACGTTCCTGCGACTACACGCAAATGCAGCGCCTACGCTCACAAAGGAGAGTGACTACAATGCCTGTACTGCAAATTCCGGTCGTTAAGGCCGGTTCTAAGGACCAAGCCTTCCTACTCGACATCGACGTTGACAAGATCAGCGACGTGTCATATCAGGAAGCGCTTCGCCTAGGACTGAAGGAGCTTGCTAATCGTGGCATGAGCAAGCTCACCAAGGCCGCGTTTGATGGCGACGAGGCTAAGCTTCGTGCCGCCGCTGAGAAGGTAGCACAGACTAACCTCGACAACATCAACTCGGGTAACATCCGCGTCTCTGGTGGAAAGAAGAAAGTCGCCACTGGCGCTATTGCAACTGAGGCACTGCGGCTTGCGAAAGCCTTGGTGAAGAAAGGACTGAAGGCGCAAGGCTTCAAGGTGTCCGAGGTGAAGACTTCCGACATCACTCGCCTTGCGAAGGAGTATCTCGACACGGATGGTGGTTCGGCTCTGATGGATAAGGCCAAGGCCAACATCGCGGAGCGCGAAGCAACTCCTGTTGAAATGGACTTCAAGGCCTTGAATGTCCAAATCGACGATAAGAAAGTCCAAGCCAACGCGAAGAAGAAGGCGGAAGGGAAGACTACGCTTTCCGCTAAGCAAGCTGGCAAGCCTGCCACTCGCTCGAAGAAGGGAGCCAAGCCGGGCAAGGAGGCTCGGGCGTAAGCTTCTACTATCAATAGGAGTGGGGCAATCCCGCCCCACTCCCCATATGTCGGGTGCCTGTCTTGCACAAGGTTCTCATCTAGGTGAGAATGTTCCATTAGTGATAGTGGAACGCGGATAGGCACCCGGCACCCTTCTAGGAGCAATCCAAATGGAACAGGCTATCCAGGTTAGCCCCGTTACGGAGAGCGAAATGGAACAAGCTCGGAATGTCTTCCAGCGTATGATTGACGGAGTGGTCAACGCTAGTGCGGTGGCTAATCAACTCAATACTCTGGCGAAGCAAGTGGAAGCTATGAACACTGACTTAGAGTTCCTTCGTATGCGTAATAGGGAACTTGATGAGCAGGTCATAGAGGTACGCAGGCAGCGCGATCAAGCACTAGCTCGCGTTGAAGAACTCGAACGTTCACGCGGTCACGAGTTCGGGGAGGTGGAAGCGTTACAGCGTGAGGTTGAAAGTTCTCGTGCTGAGTGTGTTGCCCTTCGTGGTGACTTGGTTGATGCCAAGCGTGATCGTGATGACGCGATGTATTCTAATCTCGACTTGAAGGATCGTTACGACAGTGCTAAGGCCATGATTGATAAGGCTTCGGCAATCTTCTGCCAAGGCAATCCTACGGAATATCGCTAACCACTACTCCCCACAGTCAGCCAAGGGCTGTGGGGAAAAGCTTCAACAATGGAGGGTACGATGCAAAAAGCAAAGAAGATTTGGAGTACGCTTTGTATCTGCACAAGGATCATTGCTGCACGTCACTTTGGTCAATACAAACACAACATCTGGGACGGTGAACGGGATTATGCTGTGTACGAATGGCGCGGCCAAGACGTTTGGATACCAACAGGTAGGTAGCCTATAAGGGAATATCGAAGGCTTGACATTTCCTCCAAAGTGTGTTACAATGCTTAGGTACAATGGGAGATTGGGTTATGGTACAATCAACACAATCGAGTTCTACCACTGTAGATCGCCAAGGGCGCGAATACGCTCGCCTGTCTGAGTTGTATGCTGGTATGTATGTACAAGTTGATAGCGGCTTCACTTGTCTAGCACCTTGGACAATCCATAAGGTCAAGCGGAACGAAGGTCGCCTGTTCATTGGTTGCGCGGATGGTCACCACTATCTCGAAGGCCAACTAGCCGCAAATGGTGATAGCCTTGTAGGTATCTACTATGGCCATGACTAACTGGCGCTCCCTCGAAGCCACCATCATAGACACCCTTCGCCGCGAGGGCCACACTATCGCCCTTCACGATGACCACTACGTCATGCTCGAAACCTTCCGCGCGGAAGATGGCCGCTATACTCCAATTCCACGCCTAGCACCTACGATTAACCTCACCGCCCTCGCGAAGGCCTTAGCAGAATGACCTACGAAAGCCGGCTGGATTTACATGGGCAACAATGGCCCAATCGTTTCTTGCCCTCTTTGCAACAACGATGGCAAGCACCCAAGAGATTAACAGAGAACCCCCGATGTCCGACGCAACCGAAAATCTCATCAATAACCAGACGCAGCTAGATGCTGATGGCACGATGGTGGGCGTTTCCCGCCAAGCCCTTGAGGAAACGCTGGGCGAACTCGAATACGCCTATCGCTGTATCGAGAATGGCTTCGCCACTGGCAATTACGATTTCACCGTATTACGCACTCGCGCGTCCCTCCACCTAGCCGAACTTGATGGCGGTGTTGGTGCTCGCCGTTCCCTTCTTCTGAAATTGTCACGGTAGGCCGATGACCAGACTCGCCCCTACGTTCTCCCCAAAGGCCATCGAGGCTGCGGCAAAGGTGATGTTCGAGCATGAGAGACTTGCCGATTTGCCAGAGGTGTATGACTTAGATTTGGAATGGGAAAAACTCGGTGAGGCGCAAGACTATTGGACTGAGGGCGTCATAGGAATTTTGGAGGCTGCCGCTTTGGCAATTTAGGCCGATGCCCGACATTCACGGAACCAGAGAAGAATTGGTTGCTCTTATCGGTGAGCAATACGCCGAGATTAAGCGGCTTCGGGCGGCGCTCAAGACGCTTGAGGAATTGGGAACGCGCAAAGGCTAAGGTCAATGAAAACCTCTTACGAAATCGCCATCATAGCCTTGCTAGCAACCATAACCGCCGCTTGGGTAGCAGATGCACCGCATCGCTTCCTCGCAAGCTGCAAACCTACCATCGTTTCCTTATCAATCATTAGCATTCCTTGGGGATGCCCAGGAGGAGATAGACATGTTGTTCGATAAGAGATGGTTAAAGCCGAAGACAATCGAACCCTCGCTTGAAGGGCTGATTGAGTGGTTGGAGAAGCAACCGCCTAAAGGCGAGTATGATTGGAGCGACACAAGCATGTCACCCGGTTGTGTTGGGCAGCAATACCTTAAAGCGGTGGGACTAACCAAAAAGGACCTATGTTGTTACCTGCCCTTGACCACCTTTATATTCAACGGCGATACTAAGGCTTGCGCGATTGTAACGCTGGAACGTCCTTGGACCTTCGGCGCAGCCCTAGCCCGTGCGAGGCAGCTATGTCCTTCTTCTCCTTCTTAAGGACTATCATCATGAAGCGCAAACCTACCTTCTTGTATAACCTACGCACTGAGGGCGATCACTACATCATCACCAAGCATGATGAGGATATGGAGGTAGTCTCGAAGTACAACATGAGCGCGGATGGCCATGAGTGTGATTGCCCCCAAGGCCACAAGCCCACCTGCCGCCATCGCAAGATGTTCCCAATGATGCTCGAACGCGTAGACACCGGCTGGTTCTTCGACTTCGACAACACCGGCCTATGGAGCGATCCTTTTGGAACTGAGACTCCACGCGACTTGGATGTCCCTGTTGATGAGAGTGGCCTTGAAGCTGATGGCACCGAAGACATGCTTGATGGGCTTGAGAAGGATGAGCTACTTGCGAGCGAAGCGAGTTCGGTTCCTATACCACCCAACCCACCCAACCCACTCGAAGCCTTCGACAAGGCTATGCTTGAACCAGTGATTGATCGAACCCTTAAAATCATGAATGAGAAGGGCCTACTTCCGAAGACTGACGCGCCGCTACGGAGGCGGTTTTGACTACAGTCAAGGATTGGGCCAACACGATTGGTAAGGTCGATATGGATGCTATTGCTAGGATACTTACCGAGTCCAACGCCTTGCTTGAAGACCTAATGGCGAATGAACCACCGCCCGTACCACGTCCATGGTGGGTGAGAATGCGTATGAACTTGGGCGACTGGCTGATCCTACAAGGCATTCGCCTCGGAGGCGATTATGACTACTAAGAAGAAGCTTACAGATAGTGTGGCTGTCACTGGCCGCCCTGCGTGGAGCGTAACCTGCTGGGTCGATGACCTATGGCTCTATGTAGAAATGCCCCTAGCCGAAGGCGCTCCCTATATCTCCAAATTCGCCAAGACCGAAGGGGCATTTGCCAAGGCTCTAGCGATTATGTCTTCCGCTCACAAGGCAGCCGCGAAACCTACCTACAAGCAAACCGCCGCGCCAACCATTACCCGACGCCATCGTGGCCGCAAGGTAGATGAGTTCACTCCCGCACAGGAAGCCACTATGGCTGACTTGATCCGGCGCTTCAAAGGTCCAGTTCATTGATAGCCGACGATCTCAACCGCAACATACCTCCAGAATGGGAGGTCACCGCCATTATCCTTCGTGGTGATGGCTGGGAGGCCACCGCTGGCGATGCCATAGGCAACTACGTCATGACTACAGCCGTTACCATCGAAGCTGCACTACTGAAAGCTATAACAGCTATTCTCGAAGGCGACTACTGGTACGTCTCTAAACACAACGCTACCCCAGCCCGCCCTCAGCTACGCCTATCAGACCTAGGCTTCCAATCTACACCTATCAACCGTCGCTTCTAGGGGGACTACTATGAATCCAGCTTACGCCTTAGCCTACTTCGAGGCTATCCGCTCTTGCTCCTACATCGTAGACGCTGATCTTCGCGATGCGATGATGAGGGAGCTTATGTATATCAACCGAGCTTTGCATCCAGGTGGGAAGGGCAACTCTAAACCTTCCCTAACCGAACCCACTCACACCGATGGCGCTATAGCCAAAGGCCGCAGGGCCATCGCTAACTAATCGCTGGGCGTCCAACCCAGCCTTCCGCGAGTGTACCTGCGCGGGGACAGACAGGTGCAAAAGGAGACTACAATGCGTTATCGTGCATTACTACTCGGGGGCGCATGTGCACTACTCGCGTTCCCGTCATTCGCAGCCGACCTGCCGGTGAAGAACCCGCCACAGCCTGTTCCTAACCCTATGGCGGATGTCTTCACTGGATGGTTCCTAGGTGCCGAGGTAGGCGCCGACTGGGGCCATGCGAAACCGTCCATCTCAGGAGCGACTAGCATAGACCCGACTGGCTTTGCCGGCGGCGGTTCCCTAGGCTACCGCTCTCAGGTCGCTAACGGATGGTACCTTGGCCTATCCACCAGTCTAGACTTAGCTGGCGGCTCTCAGGTCAAAGCTATCAATAACTACACCTCCCTAACCGCCAAGAACGATTGGTTTGGAGCCACGATGGTCCAAGTCGGCTATCGCGTACTTCCTGACCTTCTCGTCTACGGTGAAGGTGGCGTAGGCTACGGAGCGAAGAAGGCTAAGCTGTTAATCTGCAACACTACCCTAAACGACACCGAAGACGGCGTAGGTTGGGCAGTTGGTGCAGGAGCCGACTACAATCTTCGCCATATCACCGGCTATCCTATCTTGGCTACGGTGGAATACCGCCATATCGACCTGGGCCAGACTTCCTTTGCCTTCCCGGCTGGTAGCAGCGGCTTCACTGCTGGCGCCAAGGCGAAGATCACCGATGATGCTATCCTTGTAGGAGCGAAATACAAATTCGGTAGGTAAGACCCCCAATACCCCAAGCTACCGAAGGCTGGCGGGTCTGTGTACCCTCCAAGGTTGATCCGCCAGCCAACTTCTTTAGGAGTTCCAATGACCCCTCCCACCCGCGCCGACCTATTCGCCCAGATCGACGAACACATTATCAAACTCCAAGAGCTAACCGCTTCTATGGCTCACCTCTACCGCGCAGAGTTCACCAACATCATCGGTTCCAAAGACCGTGCTATGGCCGACGGTTGGCTCGCGATGTCTGAAGCTATGAAGCTTATGCGGCATCAGGTGATACAGCTTCAGAAAGGCAAGTTCATCCAATGAGCCTCCGCGTAGCTGGTCCAGACAAGTCCAGAGTCATAGACCTCCTCACCCACGTCCTCCAACGCCTAACCTTCTCAGGCATCACTCGCCTACAGCAAGAACAAACAATGCAGCATCTAGCTGCCTTACAAATGATGCCTGAAGAACTAGATGTCTATTGCCGCCTCGAAGCCTTTGAGAGTGGCATGACTAAGATCACTATAACCGCCACGCCAATCACAAGGCTCCCCGATGCTACAAAGCAATAAACCCACTGACGAACAAGCCTCAATCCTAGACCTCGCGCGGCTCTCAGACACTAACCTCGTCTTGAACGCCTTCGCCGGATGCGGGAAGACTACTACCTTAGAGATGGTAACCAATGTCGTTAAGCAAAAACCTATCCTCTATCTCGTCTTCAACAAGCGCAATGCCGAAGAAGCTGAAGGTCGCATGGGACCTAACACAACCGTTCGAACCTTCAACGGTATGGGCCATAGGGTCTGGACGAAGGTTGTGGGTAAGCCACTTGGCAAACCTGAAACCAAGAAATCCCAAATCATCCTCAGGGAGTTAATTAATGCCGAAGCGAAGCCGCTCCAAGCGGAAATCTGGGAAAGCTTCTGGGAGATTATATCTGGCGTTGCGATGGCCAAAGCCATTGGTTATATACCCGAAGGGAAATATCCTAAAGCCCGGCGACTCGTCTCGCGCGAAGCTCTCCACGCCAAGCTTGACGAAGTCCCCTCAGACCTTACTTCAGACTTCATTGATTCCGTACTCGAAGCGTCAATCCGCCAATCCTACAAGGGCCACATTGACTATAACGATCAGATTTACATGCCCGCCCTATTTGAAGGATCATTTCCGAAGTTTCCGCTCGTCCTCATCGATGAAGCGCAAGACCTTAATCCTACAAATCATGCCATGGTTGATAAGCTTGTCAGGGGTCGGGTCATGGCCGTCGGCGATCCGTTCCAATCTATTTACGGTTTTAGGGGTGCGGTGCAAGGTGGAATGGGGGCCCTCACCGGAAAGTTCAAGATGCAAGGGGCGGACCTCAGCGTCTCGTTCCGTTGTCCCAGAGCAGTGGTTGAGGCATCCCGATGGAGGGTTCCCCAATTCAAATGGATAAAGGAAGGTGGTCATGTCGAAAGACTCAGCGATCTTGCTACTCACAGTATCCCAGACGGCGCAGCTATTATATGCCGTAACAATGCTCCCTTATTTAGATTGGCACTTCGTTTACTTAGCAATAAGCGCAGCGTGTCTGTCGCTGGTAGTGATATCGGGCCTCGCCTCATTGCGCTCATGAGGAAGCTAGGGCCTGATTCTATGTTGAAGGCAAGTGTGATGTCTTCCATCGATGGTTGGCTCTCTGAACGCCTCGCCAAAGAGTCGAAGACCGCCGAAGACCTAGCTGCATGTATGAAGGTCTTTGCGGAGTTTGGTTCGTCTTTAGGCCAAGCTATCTCCTACGCCGAGCATCTATTTGGGCAGAAGGGAACTATTCGCCTGTTAACAGGTCACAAAGCTAAGGGCCTAGAGTTCGATACGGTCTATCACCTCGACCCATGGTTGATTGGAGACGATGAGCAAGAACTCAACCTTCGCTATGTCATTCAGACTCGAAGCGCTAATCGCTACTACGAGATAGATGGAGCTAAGGTCTCGGCATGAAATTCCGCGATGTCCACCGCATCCTTCGCTACCGCTCTTGCGACATCGCGCGCGACCTAGGAGTTAGCCAAGTGCGAGTCCACTACCTAATAGGCCGTCATGTTGTACCCAAGACCGACCTCGTCGCCTGTCGTCGTCTACTTCCTATGCTCAAAGAACGTCGCTACCTACTCGATGTTGTAATTAAGGAGTTAGAGAGTAAATGAGTTTACCTACTTCAAGAGGGTCTTACCGCGATGTCTACGATGTCCTCGACCGTGCAATGGATGACAAAGAAGGCGTCCGTATCCACTTCGATAAAGAAGGTGACGCCTACTACTTCCGGCTACGAGCCCATCAGGCAAGGAAGCTACATCGCAAAGACAACGCAGCTACCTACGAGCGCGATCATCCTCTCCACGGAGCTTCCCCATACGACCAACTCGTAGTCCGTATCGTTCCGAATGGCGATGGCGCCTATGTCTACTTAGAGAAGAACCTTGTAGAAGCCTTAGGGGAGATCGAGTCGCTGAGCGAACTACCCCTAATTGAGCATAGGCCCCAGCTTCTCCTAGAACACAAGCGCGCTGCGGAAGACGATGGGCCTACACATGAACCTGAGGCTTCGCCTGTAACTGGCTTACGTAGGAGATTCTAATGGCCATCACCCTAGACACCGCCCTATCACTCCTAGACCGCGCCTTAGAAGAAGAACTAGGCCTATACCTCCGAACCGAAGACGCTAAGGCCTACAGGAACGAACTCGACAATCACAAACGCGAACTAACCGATCCAGCCTACGATAAGCTAATGACCTTCGTGCCTTCGGTGGAGGAATTGTATATAGTGAAGAAGGATGTCACCCTCTAATGCCTATTCATCCAGACTCACCTCTAAAGAAGATCACACTCAACCTCTACGAAGCCGACGTAGCTGAAATGGAACATCGCTATGGCCGAGGCTGGTCCGAACAAGTCCGCCGTCTCGTCAACCAACACTTGAAGAACAAAGAAACCGCCGAGAGCTTCCTACGAAAGCAGGGATACGACCTTGACCACTGAACCCAACACTATCGATGAGTTAATGGCCCGCATAGACCTCACCATCTTCGAAGGCGGTATTCCCGGCAAGGTAGACATCGACGCGGTGATTGCCTATCAGCGGAAGCAACGCGCCAATGCCGAATCAGGAGTGAAGACTAAGCGAGGCTCGAATGAAAAGTCTTCCGCTATCTCCCTAGATCAACTAGGAATGGCCCCTGTAGCGCCTAAGGTAGCAGTGAAGAGGAGGTTTTGATGGACGCCAAGGTCAGCGCTCCGTCGCCATTCTTACCGGGTACCCATATCCAATTCGCCTGGGATAGCACGTCACTAGGGTTACTTAAGACTTGCCCTCGCCTATACCAATACACCATGATCGAAGGATGGGCGGTTCGAGACGAGAGTGTGCATCTATACTTCGGCAGCGAGTATCACCGCGCCCTTCAAGACTATGATGTAGCGAAGGCTAAGGGAGTAGGGCATGATCGTGCTGTACGAATGGCCGTCACCGATCTACTTGTTCGCACTCATGGTTGGGACCCCGACCCTGATACTAAAGCCGGGAAGTATAAGAACAGGCGTACACTCCTCATGGCAGTCTGCTGGTACCTCGAGAACTTCCGCACTGACCCTACCCAAACCTATATCCTAGAGAATGGGAAACCGGCGGTAGAGTTGAGTTTTAAGTTTGAGTTGGATTGGGGACCAGCAGAAGGCGGTTTCAATCACGATGCCTTAGGCAAGCCACGCCAACCCTACCTCCTCTGCGGCCACCTAGACCGCGTAGTCATCTTCAACGACGAACTCTTTGTCATGGACCGTAAGACCTCTACTACCACCCTTTCCCAATTCTACTTCAATCAGTTTCAACCTAACAATCAAATGTCTCTCTACTCTATCGCTTCCCAAGTCGTGATCCCTTCGCCTGTTCGCGGAGTCATCATCGACGCTTGTCAGATTCTTATGGGTTCAGTTAGATTTGTAAGAGACATCACCCAAAGGACCAAAGGCACCCTAGCCGAATGGCTGGTAGACCTTCGCTATCACCTCGCCTTGGCTGAAACCTACGCCTCCAAGGGATATTGGCCGCAGAATGACACTGCTTGTGATAAATATGGAGGCTGCAAGTTTAGGGGAGTCTGTTCGAAGGACCCTAATGTCAGGAAACAATTCCTGAAGGCAGACTTCACGCAACTAGAGGAAAGTGAAAAGTGGAACCCCTTGAAGCCACGATAGTTCTCAAAGCCACCAAGCTCATAGAATGGTCAACCGGCTCATTCGTCCATGAAGGCCGTCTATTTCGTATCCCTATAACCAAGCCCTCTTGGGTCCCCGCTAACGCCGTTACCTCAGCCGTAGAATTGGAGATTCGCCTGTGCCCAGCCTCGCAGACCACCAGTCCAACGAAACCGTCAAACTCCTACTCACCGGAGACGCCAAGTCTGGAAAGACAGGTTCCCTAATCTCGCTTGTGAAGGCTGGATACAAGCTCCGTATCCTTGATCTCGATAACCTGCTCGACATCCTCAAGTATCTCGTTCAACAAGAATGCCCAGAGCTAATGGGTAACGTTGAGTACAGAACCCTTCGTGATAAGCGTAAGGCTACCGCTGCTGGAACTGTTATCGTCGGCCCTCCCAAAGCTTTCATTGAAGCAATCAAGATGCTGGATCATTGGAAATACAAAGATGATGATGGAACCGAGATAGACTATGGCGTACCCGCTGATTGGGGTCCTGACTGTATCCTTGTGATCGACTCTCTATCACGTCTATGCGACGCTTGCTATGACTGGCGCGAGCCACTGACTCCCAAAGGCAAGTCTGGTGACTACGATGGTCGCGCTGTCTATGGTGATTCGCAAGACGCCATCGAGAATCTTCTTGCTACCATCACCAGTCCAACATTCAAAACCAACCTTATCGTCATCGCCCATGGCATGTACATGGACCTACCTGATGGGTCGAAGAAGATATTCCCTCAAGGTGTAGGGCAGAAGCTCTCGCCGAAGATACCACAATACTTCCCTTCCGTAGTTTACTATTCAAACAGAGGAGGCAAACGCACCTTAAACACAACCTCAAGTGCAATGATCGATCTCGCAAATCCAAGACCCAACGCAATGGAGAAGACTTACTCTGTTGAAACTGGTTTAGCAGAGTTCTTCGCAGTGCTTAGGGAACCACCCACACAACAGAAAGCCAAATCCATCCCACTCAAGAGGACAGCATGAGCTTAGGTGAAGACAGAGTCCGAATCAAGTTCAACCCATCCGATAACACCTCAGTCTCGCAGATCAAACAGAAGTCTGCGGAACTGATCGACCTTTGTCAGTCGTTGAAGGACAAGGGCAGTGCAGACGCTGAGCATCAACGGTTGTGGGCGTTGGCACAAACCCACTACGAAGACGCAGCCATGTGGGCTGTGAAGGCGGCGACGTTCTAATGCTATCGCGCATGATAAAGGACTTGACGATAGCCAAGGAAGCCTTGTCCAGAATTCCGGGATATGACAATGAGAAGCTTAGTGAAAGACTCACTGCTCTTGTTGATTCATACATACTGGAATTAGAGCAAATACAAAAGGACAAGGACTCACTTACTATCCAAGCCACTGAACCAAATCTAGAAGACAAAATCCCATTCTAACAGGAAACCAAAACCAAATGGCAAAAGCACAAGCAAAACCAACCTTCGCCTCCATCCTCGACGCACCAGCGACTGAGTTCGAAGCCCCTAAGGCTATGCCTGTAGGGTCTTATGTCGTAGTAGTCTCCGGTCTCCCTCGCATCGACAAATCTTCGAAGAAGCAGACTGAGTTCGTAGAGTTCACCCTCAACATCCAGTCTGCTCTCGATGACGTTGAACCCGACGAACTGAAGGAGATGGGCGGAGTAGCGGGGAAAACTATCAAAGACACCTACTACATCACCGACAACTCTGCCTACCGCCTGAAGGAAACCTTGGTCAACATGGGCATCGACATCGAAGGCAAATCCTTCCGCGCGATGTTGGATGAAACACCGGGGAAAACCTACATTATCGTAATCGGACACGAGCCGACTGACGACGGGCGGATCTTTGCCCGCGTCAAGCGGACGTTGCCGGTAGAGTAGTGCGTAGGGGCTGGAGGAGGTCACGCGTCTCCAGCCCCAAAGCATTGGGTGAAGCATGAAGATGGAATATGTTTGCGACTACTGTGATATAAGGGGCGAGTTAAAGCCGGGCGGCTTGATCCCTTGTCTAAATCCAAGTCGCTGCGGCGTGAGGATACAGGAGGGTAAGATGGAACGTGATCCGTTATTACAGACTAGACAAGAGACGCACGGCAACTTTCGTGACAACGCTCGCATTAGCCAAAGACTTAAGAGCGAGTTTCGTAAAGACCTAGCCGATACTGGACACGCACACCTTCTATACAGGACTCCAGTTCATGCTGAGGCTTTGGACATGATTGCAGTTAAACTGTCTCGCCTACTATCAGGACAGCTTAACTTCAAAGACCACTGGGACGACATCGCTGGCTACGCCCGCTTAGGGAGCGAGGCTTGTGAGTGATCAACAGGGAACTTGGAAACTCCTGTTGAGTCTGCACTATCACGTTCAGGTCCTCGTCTTCCTCACCGAAGGCGCGGCGAACGAAGCCGAAGATTTCTACTCGAAGCTAGGCTGGCATACCGTAGTTATCAATGATGAGTTAGAATCCGATGAGTAAGCCTATTGTTCTCGTCGGTGAAGCCAAAGGAGAACAAGAAGCTAAGATCAATTCCAGCTTCGTTGGGGCTTCAGGCATCGAACTCCTTCGTATGCTAGACGAAGCTGGAATCATCTCTCTCACTGGGGCTGACTACGACTCCATCGCTACCTACTACCGCAAGGGCGATCCTCACAGCATAGATCGCATCTGGCGTAGCCATCCGGAGGTCTACCGAACCAATGTCTTCCAACAACATCCCCCCGCCAACCGAATCGAATCATTCTGCGGGCCCAAGGCCCAAGCGCTTATTGGATACCCTTTACTCATTAAGGGCAAATACGTCCGTGAGGAATTCCGACCCGAACTCGACCGACTTGCCGAAGAGTTGGTGGAAATCGACCCCAACCTCATCGTGGCCCTTGGCAACACTCCGCTATGGGCTCTCACTGGTCAAACGGCTATTTCCAAGCGTAGGGGAACCACTTGTCTATCTAGCCATACTGCTGCTAGCTTTAAACTCCTTCCTACTTATCATCCTGCTGCTGTTCTTCGGCAATGGGAATTGCGTCCGATAAGTGTGATCGATTTAGTTAAGGCAAAGCGGGAGAGTGAATACCCAGAGATCCGTCGCCCTCCCCGCGAGGTTTGGATCGAACCAACCCTACAAGACTTGGAGACATTCTATGAACAACACATTGTCGGATGCAAAATCCTTTCTGTTGACATTGAGACAAGTGGAAGCCAAGTTACCTGTATTGGATTTGCGACCGGACCGGGACTTGCGATCGTTCTTCCATTCTATGACTCAAGAAGAAAAGCTAGAAGTTATTGGCATACTCTCGATGACGAACGCAAGGCTTGGGTATATGTTAAAAGAGTGCTCGAACTACCTTGTAGGAAACTCTTTCAGAACGGCCTCTACGACATCGCCTTCCTCTGGCGATCAAACGGGATAAAGGTGATGGGTGCGACCCATGATACTATGCTTCTCCATCATGCCCTTCAGCCTGAGTCCCTTAAAGGTCTAGGCTTCCTAGGTTCGATCTACACCGACGAAGGGAATTGGAAGGATCAGAGGAAGAAGGTTACTACTATCAAGGCCGACGAATGATTAAGCTCTTATTCGTCCCAGAACAATTCCCACGAACCATAGGTCGTGATGAGTGGAAAGAAATCTGGCGTTGGAAGAGAGTGACTGAACGGGAACTTACAAAGGCTGCCGAGCAACAACGGAATGACTTCATAACATACGGTTCAACTTGGCCTACAGCTGTGAGAGAGCGTATCATTAATGAGATGATAAATCCTCCTGTAGTCATACACGATAAACAGGACTTCTTCAAGTGAGAATAATCAAAACCCACGAAGTCGACCCTAAAGACATCAAGACGCAGTGGGAGCGTGATCAGATTTATAATGGGCTCGACTGTTGTGTGACTGCGGAGGTTCTGGACGAACTCCTCCCACAACTCGATAACCAAACCACCCACACCTACGCATTCTCTCGTTCCCTACAAGGTCCAGCACTCGAAATGCGCCTGCGCGGCGTTCTAGTAGACAAAGCCCGAAGGGCAGAGGTGATAGATGAGTTCTTTGAGAAGCTTGAACAGCTTGAAGCCAACCTTGAACGCATGGCCTTCGAAGGTTGTGGATTACCCAATTTCAACTGGCGATCCAATGCCGACCTCCAGTTATTGTTTTATGATAAACTCGGTATTCCAATTATTAAAAAGGCAGGGCGACCTACAGTCGATAGAAACGCTCTTGAGAAAATGGAAGCCTACACCGTAGCCCAACCTCTCGTCTGGCATATGAAGGCTATGCGTGATCTAGGAAAGAAGATTAGTGTACTCAAAACGGAGATAGACCATGATGGACGGATGCGTACTAGCTATAATATTGCAGGGACCAGCACTGGCCGCTTCAGTTCGAGCTTCTCGGAATTCGGTACAGGCGGAAATCTACAGAACGTGGAAGAGAGCCTTAGATCAATCTTCATCGCCGATCCCGGAATGAAGCTGACAAAGTTCGACGCGAAGTCTGGAGAAAGCTTCTGCGTTGGCGCAATAGAGTGGAATCTATTCCATGATGGGAGATACCTAGATGTCTGTGAAACTGGAGACCCTCACACAGCAGTTGCTAGAGTTATGTGGCCTGACCTTAGATGGACCGGTGATCTCAGACAAGATAGAGATATTGCCGAGCACCCATACTATCGCCATTACACATACCGTTTTATGTGCAAAAAGCTCGGGCACGGTTCGAACTATGGAGGGAAGCCCGATACCCTCTCAGCCCAAGCCAAGGTCCCAAGACAACTTGTAATTGAGTTCCAACCTAAGTATTTCCAGACGTTCCCCGCTCACCTTCAATGGCAGCATTGGGTCGGGAATGAGATCAGGCGACATGGGTCGTTGGTGTCCCTCCTAGGCCGCAAGCGCCACTTCTGGGGCCGCAGGAACGACGACTCTACCCTTCGCGAAGCTATCGCCTACGATCCTCAGTCTAGCCTAGCTGACATAGTAAACACCGCCATGCTCAACATCTGGCACCGTAACATCGCTATCCTCTACATGCACGACCACGACGCCCTAACCTTCCAATATCCAGAAGCCCACGAAGACACAATCATACCCATCCTACAAGAACACCTCAAAGTACCCATACAACTAGAACACAACCGCGTCATGACAATACCATTCGACTGTGTAGTCGGGTACAATAGGGGCAAGTGGGATGCGGAGACTAATCCAGACGGACTCAGGGACTACGAGCCCGGTGACCAAGGCCGAAGGCGGACCCCGCAAGTTGGCATCTTGGATAGGATCGTTCGTTGAACACACTTCGAACATCGACAGCCCTGCAATATTCCGTAGGTGGGCGGCGATTACTACTCTTGCGGCTGTCTTGGAGCAGAAGGTATGGTTACATAGCGGTGGAGGAATACTATACCCAAACCTCTACGTCTTCCTCGTCGGCCATCCCGGAGTTGGTAAGACTCGAACAGTCCGCGCTGCAAAATCTTACATCCTCGAAATTCCCGAATTCCATCTTGCCCCCACGTCGATGACCGCTGCGGCACTTATCGACATGATGGTCGAGTCTAAGCGGATGGTCATTCGCCTGCCTGAGTCTGCCTTAGAATACAACACCATGATGATCGCAGCAGATGAACTCGGGGCTTTCATTCATAAGTATGATGATGAGATGATCGCGGTGTTAAGTGCGTTCTACGATCCTGACCCTTATGGGCATAATCGCCGGGGGAAGGATATTCGAATTAAGATCAAATCGCCACAACTGAATGTTCTCTGTGGGACTACCCCTAGCAACCTTCTGAAGTTCTTGCCCGAAGGCGCTTGGGACCAAGGGTTCACCTCCAGGGTAATCATGGTCTTCAGCGATGAGCGGATCGTAGGAGACGACTTCGCTGCGCAACAACGCGAGTTATCCGCCGACCTACTCGCAGACCTCAAG